TAGGAGAACGGTTCCAGCCGTTCACTGGCACTACCGGACAGGGACAAGCCGCAATGCTCGTCATTGCGGTCGTTGACTTCGCCCATCATCCACCGGTAGGCGGGTGAAATCGCGTTCCACCAGTCCGCGTCGTCGGCGATGGCCTGCCGGCGTGCGGCCGACCATGAGGGCGTGTACGAGCCGGAATGCCCGAACGACTTCACGATGTCAGGCCACCGTTGGAACGAATACAGGTCGATCATGCGTCAGAACCCCCAATGGCCCTCGTGCCCGTCGCCGGCCGTCTCGAACCGTACGACGGGGCCGGCGGGCGGGTCGTGGATGAAATCCTCGATGAGGTCCATCTGGGGACGGCTGACCCCGATCGCGGAATCCGGACCGACGCCAAGCACGGGAGCCTCGTGCGGCGTGGTCTGGATGGCGAGCCCCGCATTGTAGGTGGTCTCCTCGTCGTCCAGCCACACGATCGGCCGGTCCTGTTTCAGCGCGTCGAGGATGGTGCGGCGTTTGCCGGTCGGGATCCCGTCGCGGGTGACGGGATCGTACCAGCGGATGGTCGGCCAGTCGACGCCCAACGCCCGGTTCAATCGCCCGGTTTCCGGCTGCCAGGTGGTCAGCCACCATTTGTCCGCATCCAGGGCGTCCAATCGGGCCACGAGCTCCGCGTTCCACCGGATGACGAACCGGCGTCCCAGGTCGCGGACCAGGAGCCGCTCCCTACGGTCCGGCCTGAACCAGTTGTCCGGCGCGTACGCGGCGCGGTGCGGATCGTCGGGTCTCATCCAACCGGTTCTCCCCTGCCGGCGCATGACCTTGTCGTCGGGGAACTGGTTGATCACCCCATCGAAATCGATGAACAGCAACGGCCGACCCATTCGTGTCCCTCCTTTCACCGTGCCGGACGGTTCGGATTCGACGGCGTACAGCCGTTGACGGATGGAATCAAGCTGATTCCCATGGTAGGTCCATGCGGCCCGGACGGGCGGGAATTCGGGCCGCATGGACCTTTGTTGCGGCTTCCGTCAACAAACCGGCTGTTCCGGCGTCACCGGATTCGACGATCAGAACACGAAGAACGGTTCGCCGATTTGTTCCATATAGCTTCTGGCGTTCCTCAACGGCATGAACATGGTCTTCGCGTCGGGTAGCCGCAGGAACCCATGGTCTTCATACCATTTGCCCAACGTGTCGTTCAGAGGGTCGAGCATGACCAGTCTGCCTCCGGCCATCACGCTCAGATCGCATGCCATGTGGACCGCATGACACAGCAAGGCCGCGCCGACACTCCCGTTTTCCTTTTTTCCTCTGAGGTCCTTGCGGACGGCGAGCTCGCCTATCAGCCATGAGGGATGCGCCATGGTGGGTTTGCCCGCCTGACGGCTTTTCGGCAGACCGACGCCTCGGATTACGGACGGCGAAATCGTGTAGAATCCGGCGATGTCCTCACCTTTCATGGCGACATGCACGGCGCACATGCCTATCTTCGAATAGGTCAGGCTCTTGTCCAGCCAGAAGTGATCCAATTCTGGGTTGCCGCTGGCGAATCCCTCGATGGCGTCCTGGGTCAGATTCGTCTGGGGGATGATGCGATCCCATGCCACGCGCATGCTGCCGGGACGCATCAGAGCTGGGAGGTCAGCCACTCGAAGTCCTTTTCGTTAATGTCCACGACCGGGCGGACCGTGAAATGAGGCACATGATGGTTACGACGCGTCGTTTCGTCCGAGTTCATCAACCGCGAATAGTAGTCGTGCATGCTTTCGTCGCTGATCGTCGCCGCCTTGAGCCCGTTGTTCCCGTTGTAGGCGTCCTTCCAAGGTTCCTCGGCGTGGGTGAGATCCCGAAGATCGTCCCCGCCCATTCTCCCGTATGACGAGAGCACCCCATCGAGCAGGGGCATGTAATCGGCCGGCACCTTGTCACGGTCGCCGTGGATGTCGTCGGCGATGACGCTGTACTGGTGCGCGTGCCGCTTGTACACGTCGTACACGACCGGACCGTCGCCCCAGGCGGCGATCGGCTCGCCGAACACCGGGGCGTTGCCCCATACCAGACTCCATGCCTTGCAGTAATAGAGAAGTTTCTGCAATTGGAAGGCTGTCAGACGTCCTTTCTCCTGAAGGATGTAGTCCGCCACATCCAACGCTCCGCACATCATCGGCCTCCTTTCGCCTGCATCGCAACACGGTAAACCCGTCTATCTAACATTATAGTGCGGACACGGCTCTTCACGGCGTGGGCGACGTGCCTCACGTTTTTTGAGCGCGTAGTGCATAGTGGTGCCTCATCGGGAATGAGCGCGAACGGTACCGGTCCTGTTTGGCTTGTCTTATGGAAGACAGGATCAGCATGGCGACGAAGCGACAGGTCACCCTGAGATTCAGGGATGAGTACATGAAGGCATCGAAGAAGGACAAGGGACGCATCCTCGACGAGATGTGCTCCGTGTTGGCAATCGGCAGGAGCACCGCAAGACGCAGGCTCGCGGAAGCCGGACGCGGCCCAGTATCGTTCCAGCCATGCGCGGCTTTTCACCTGCTTCATGCCCAGTTCTCTTTTGCAATAGTCGGAGGGCTTCAGCCGTTTGGAGCCGTTCGTGTATTTGCCGTACATGCCCTCGTTGATGATGACCAGCATTTCGATTTCGGGATGGGTTCGCAGGTTCACGACCTCGGCCGCATGCTCGTAGCCTCGAGGTATGCGCAGTACATCCGAGTCCGAGTCGACTATACGTATGATCAGCAGCGGGTGTTTGCCGTATGACATGTTGAGGAACCGGTCGAGCATCCGCTTCGATTCCTTGCGGGTGAAATACCATGTGCCTCGCAGCTGATTAGGCACGATAAGCTCGTTCGGCACGGTCAGTTCGCCGCGTTCGATAAGGGTCGTGAGTATGTACTGTTCGGCCACGCCCTCGCAGACGAACAGCACATACTGGCCTTCCGCATTAAGCATGCACGTACCTTTCCGCATAATCCTGGAGGGCGCGGACGGCCGCGTATGAGGGCGCGGTACCGGGTACCCGGTTGGCGAAGAAGGAAACGCTCTTCTTCAAATCGGTGCGGCCCAGGTATGCGCCCAGATTCCGGAGGGCGAAGCCTTTTCCATCGCGGACGGCGAACCATATCGAATCCTTGCGGGTGAAATGATCCAGCAGCTCCGGATAGTGGGTGGAGAACAGGAGCGTGGCCCCATGCGGGTTCGTGACCGGGGAGGCGAACAGGTCCATGATGGCGAATACGAGCTGCTTGTTGATGCTGTTCTCCAGTTCGTCCACAATCAGATAGCCACCCGCGCGCAGTGTCTCCAATGCTCGGCCGACCAGTGCGCCGCCTCTCAGGGTACCGGATGAGACCATGTTGACCAGCGAGTTCGGGGTGACCTCCCGCTCCTTGCCCTCATTGCGGAATTTCAGATGGATTCCGTCCTTGTCGTAGTCGAGACGTTCGATGCTGGCATCGAACAGCGTCACGACGGGGCGGGCCGGGCTGACGGTGAGCGTCGGGGACACCGGCAGCAGTTCGGTCGCGATGTCGGTGTCCTTGACGAAGGCCCCGCAAATACTCCGGTCGGGCGGCAGATACCGTTTCGCGTCGGCGGACAGTTCGCCCCGGACGCCGGGCCTGCCCACGTTGCGGGATGAGAGCACGGTCCACCGTTCCGGATCCAACGTGCCGTTCATGGCGGAGGCAAGCATTTTCTTGCTGAGCTTGCCATGGTGGATGCTCAGGGTCTCACGGATGAACCTCAACGGCGTGCGACCCTCGCCTGTCCGCTCGAGCAGGCTGTCGATGAGATGGAAGCGACCGTCCTGTTCGAACAGCGCGCGCACCCCGATCCGGTCGTCCATGGTGTCGTACAAAGGGAACAGGTCGGGGTTCAACGATCCCAGCGACATGCCGCCGGCGACGGCGAGGGCGAGTTCGGTGACCCTCAACGCGGTGGTCTTGCCGGAGGCGTTGATGCCGGCGACGCCGATGGCCGTGTTGATGCTGATGTTGCGTGCGGCGCCGTCGAGCATGTGCGTGTATCCGGGTTCCCTTACGGCGTCGATGGCGTACAGATCCATCCTGCATTCATGGTTTTCGTATAGGCGCAGGCCGCTGATGGCGTAGCTCAACAACCTCATGCTTTCTCCCTTGTAAACGTTTTTTCTGTATACATAGGCTATCACTGAATGGAGACCGTCGATACCCGGAAACCGTCAGATCGCCTCCCCCCCCTGACTCCCAGGCAGCCGGGCGTCGCCGTCCGTTTCGGGTCGGGCATGAACTGAGCCGGATTATTCCCGATCGCCGTCAGCAACGCATCCATGTCGAGCGCGTACAGGCCGCTGTTCGACTGCGGGTTCAGCTCGATCACATGCGGCCGCCCGGCATCATCCAGATACAGGTCCATCACGTATGGGCCTTCGACTTCGCCGCGTATCGCATGCGCCGCCTCGTGCGCGAACTGCTCATACAACCGTGCGATGTCGGGATGCGATTCGATGCGCCCGCTGTTGCGCGTCTCCTCCATCCGCGGATCATACCGGTTCCCACGATTGTCGGCGGGCGTGAACCGTTCGATGCAGCCGGCGCCGCACACCGGTTCCCCGCCTATCACCTGCATCCGGTATTCGTAGCGCATGCGCGCCTTTTGCTGGACGAGCACCGCGTCCGGCTCGCCCTCGAACAGTGCGAGATCGTAGCCGGCCCAACGCCAGGCGGCGAACGGGATACGCTCCGGCTTCCCGCCATACTCGTCCGTCTGCATGAACGTGCCGTCCGGGTCGATGAACGCGAGCGGCAGGCGTTTCTCCCTGAGCATGAACTTGGCGACCACGCCCGAACCGGGATGACGGTCGAGCATGCCCCGCACCGCCGCATCGATCATGTCCCCGTCGCAGGCGACGGATCGCGCGTCGCGCCCCAGAAACGGGCGCAACGCGGGCATGAGATCCCACCGGTCGACGTTCGAGGCGGGCAACGTCAGCTGATCCATATACGGCCTGATTCTCACCACGCCGTAATGGGCGAGCTTCATCGGATCCGGCCCCCCGTAAGGCCGCCCCGCCACCCTTACATGCGGGTCCGGGAGGATACGTGTCGCGGCCTCCAGGCGCGCCGCCTGTTCGCGCCAATCCTCCGGATCACCGTCGCCCGGCACGGCCTCGCCGACGTATCGTCCCCATGCGGCGCGATACGCTTCCGGCGCGTCCATCACGTCGGGCGGGCATTCCCTGGGATTGATGTCGATGAGCCAGCCGGTCATTCGAAATCCTTATCGGTCAGCAGATGCCCGTTCTGGTTGAGCATCAGCATGTCGCCGTGCGGATGCCGTTCGCGTAGGCCGCGCGCGGCTTCCGCGCCGCATCCCGCATATTCGAGCGAATACATGCTGTCGGGAGAACCCAGATCGAGGTGCAACGGGTCGGAATCACCCAGTATGTACCGGTCCAACGCCTTCATGACCAGTCGGAACGCCTCATATCGGGAGGGCAGGCCGGGCAGTCTTTCCCCATCCGGCATCGCCCCTGTGAAGATGGTGATGCCGAGCATTTCCGTTGGTTGTTCAACCCAGCCCACATACTGGTCGACCAGCCGCCAACAGGTGCAACCGGATTCGTATGCTGCGAATGTTTCAGAGTCCATTATTTCCTTCCAGTTCGGGTATCCAGTCCTCTCCTGTTCCATTTCTCGACCGCCGAATGCAGGCAGGTGACGCGGGTCTGGAACGACGGGTCGATCGGAACGTGCCGGCCGGGCATGTTCCCGCCGCAGTCGCAGCGCACCGTGTACCGTTCCGTCGTATCGTCCACATCATCGTCGATTCGTGGAGTGCCGCCGCAGAACGGGCATGGTCTCAACGTCTCGTGTTCGACCGTCGCATGCCTGTTGTTGCGGGAATCCCAGATTCTCGTGGTTTCCATCAGAGCCTGCCTTTCCGCCTGTTGCGTTCCAGACAGTCGCTCATCGCCCGTTCGACCTCCTCATCCGTGATGCCGAACGCCGTGATCAGGTTGCCGACCGTCTGCAGCACGTCGGCGAGCTCGTCGAGCATGGCTTGGCGACGCTGGTCGCGCACGTGGCCTATCCAGCCGGTCTTCGCCTTGTCCCGGTCGTCGCCGAGCTCGCCGCCCACGTTCACCCCGTAGCAGGCGAGACAGTTCGCATGGTCGTCGAACTCCCGGCCGATGCCGCTCGGATCCGTCGGATCACAGGCCTTCAGATACTGTTTGCACGCCTCCACGAGTTCGGCCGACTCTTCGAGGTTCTTGACGGCCAGCCACTTGTCCCGTTCCAGACGGCCGAACGATCGGACATCCGGGAGATGCACGGTGCGGTTCCCCTCATGGATCGGAGTGGAATCGCCGGATTCCGGCTTCCATGGGACCTCTTCGACGGTTTGGAGCGAATACCGGGTGTACGGGCCGTGCGCGGACGGTTCCCCGGAATCGTCGTCAAGCTCTTCGGCCATCCAGTCATGGTTGTTCCAAATCCTCACCCGACGTTCCCCGGACACCGCCAACAGGTTCCCGTCCTTGTCCATCCACACGCCCGGCAGGTTCGGGATCGGCGCGGAACCGACCGGAATGCCGAGTCGGAGCCGTGTGCATGGACCCAAACCCCCGTCCAGGAAACCTCCGCCCGAATCGAACAGGAACAGGCGCTTCCCGCCGCCGTCCCCGAAGACGACGCCGGACCCGGCATGCTCGAACCTCCACAGGCCGTTCTCCTCCGGCAGACTCTTCCGAATCTCCTTGATACGAGCCAGCAGAGACGATGCGGGTTCGGACATATCATCATCCCAACCATGATCGGCGATCCACGGCTTTGCACCAGTCAAAACGAACGGCTTCATCATCCTTCGGATTGAAGTCGCAGCGTGCCCACGGGCCCCATTCGTGGAGCATCCTCACGGTGATGCCGAAACACGGCGCGCATTCCCATTCGCGGCCGGGTTCCTTCAGCCGGAAGATGTGCCCGTCGATCACGTCGCCGCCCGTGATGAGCCAGAGCGTGCCGTTCGCGTCGCACCAGCATCCCGCCGTGTCGGGCATGGCGGAGAACCCGGCCCCGATCAGTTCCGGCCCCTTCCATTCGGCTTGACGGAACGGCGCGGCCCGTTCCACCCACTCCCCGGACAGGACCATGCCGGTATCCGGGTCGCGCATCCTGAGCTCGCCGGATTCCATGCAGGCCACGACCGTTTTCTCGTTCGCATCCCGCCACAGTCCGGGCTTATCCGGTTTCCCATGGTCGCTCATTCGTCTTCTCCTATCTGCTTGTCCAGCCATGTTTCGGCCTCGTACCGATCGGCCGCGCACGTCCTGAGGCCCCCTGTCTTCAGCCAAGGGGAGAACGACAAGGGTTCTTCTTCGGTTCGATGTCGTATTCGTCGGGGATGGTCGTCCACCGGACGATATCGGCGGGCGTACACAGGTCGTCCGTCTCGTAGGGTTCGGCCTGCAAGGCCGCTTTCGACCGGGCGACGGTCGCGCGCAGCATGGGTGCGCTTACTTGATGGCACATGGTGAGACGTGCGAACGCGCCGTCCAACGTGTCCAACCAAATATCACGCCACAGTCCGACGGCGTGCCCGCCGTCCGGATCGTAGTCGCACCACAGGTTAACGTGCCTTGCGCACCATCGGGAACCCTCCCTGGTCGGACTGCCGCATCGCGCACCGTCCGGTTCGAGATACCGGCAGCGTCCGTCCACGTCCAAGTTCGCCTGACGTTGCCGTTCGGGGTCGAACACAGCCAACCGGTTCCGGGCGTCGGCGGCGCGACGGCGCAACCGTGCGGCACGGTCGGCCACGGCCGACAAGGTGGACGCGGCCGATGCGACACCTTCGATACCGTCCAACATGGTGGGTGGAATGTGGGCGAGCCGGTCGCGCAGTATCCACGCGCGGCTCAACGCCCGCCGATATTCACGCTCCAAGAACAGATTGTCGGCGTGCAACCGTCTGAGCCTACGGTCGATGTAGTCCACTATCCGCCTCCCTCTTGTAGAAGTTCAGGGTCTTGTCTTTTTCAGTTACGTTCGTAGCCATCGTTTTCCTCCAAGTCTTCCCCGAGCAGTCTGAGTACTTCCGCGTATGCGATAAGCTTCCCGTCAAAAAACGCTTGGTTTAACCGATTCCTCTCTGCAAACGCCTCTTCCCGCTCTGCGTGCGCATCAGCTTCTTTCTCGCGGATTGCATCAATCACGTTCGTAGTCATGGTTTCACTCCTAGTTTTCGTTTTGCAGAACGGCGAGTATGGTGTCATCGCATTGCAGTTTTGGCAGTGGTTGCGGTGTGCTCATATCCTCGTAGAACCTGTTCAAGGCGTGCGAGGTCGTTTGCGTGTATGGACTGTTGGAATCGTAAAATACGTTCGACCAGACATTCCGCGAGTTTTGCACGTATCGCAAGTGCGCGGGACAGAAGAATCTCGGCTTATTGTCACCGGCGAACAGGCATAGCCATTCTCCATTGTCTATAACTTCAAGGATTGCGTCTTCCTCGGTTAACTCCCAGAAGTCGTAAGTCATGTGACAGTCCGGGTAGTCGCATGTCGCCAAGTAGGTTGTTTCCACTCTTACGCTCATTTGATGCTCATTTCGGCTTTGCGCATGATGTACCGCATATCGGAGTATTCGCGCGCCTCATGCTCGATCAGCGTCATGCGTCCTCCTCTTCCTTCGGATGGCCCGCACCGTCACGGCCCAGGTATTTCACATGCAATTGGGTCGATTCGCGCATGGACAGGGAGTCCACCCACTTCTCGATCGCGGCCCGACTCACCCGGTTCAGCCAGGATTCGTACCGGTCAGCGGCCTCGTTCAACGGCAGGCCCACCGCATCACGCAGCATGGCGGTCACCGCCATGTACGCCATGTCGTCGGTCAGCGGCAGCCCGTATCCCACATGACTAGGCCGTATATCCACGAAGGTGATGTGCGGCGGCAGACTACCATCCGCGCGTTGCACAAGCATGGAAGCGGCGCCGCCCAACGAAACAAGCAAGGCTCCCTCGTCGGTGATGACAGCCGGACCCGCGAGTTCGGCTCCGCTGTCATACCGGACCCGCAGCATCAGGTCTCCGTTTTTCTTCGGATTGGTCAACGCTCCTCCTCTTTTTATGTGGACTTCTTCAGTATAACAACCATATTGTATTTTACATGTTATACTGAATATGTCCACATAAAAAGATTGAAAGAGAAAACCAAAGGAAAATGCAACCCATACAAGACGTCACAGACGCACGAAAGACCTACACCCTATACGAGTGTGAAAAATGCGGAAGCCTGCGACTCGAAAGATCCGGCAAGCCCATCACCAAGTGCGCCTACTGCGACAACCTCTCCCTAAAACAGAGGTTCCTCTCCGCACTGATCTCCATCGTCCACGAAGCCACATATAAAATCCCAAACCCAAACAACACCGGAATCGTCCAAAACAAGGCAGACACAAAACTGCCCGGGAGTGTCGTCCAAGTCTTCGTGGATAACCCGGAAACCTACTGCACAACGAAAATTCAGCTCGGAACCACATCCATCGACTACTCCTATGATTGCACATCAGGGGACATTCGTATCGTTGCGAAAAATTGGGATCCATTCGACTTGGAAAATGCCGACCTCGGTACGGGATGGCATATCCGACTGCTGGTGCAGACATGGCGCAACGAAATTGCCAAGCGAATGGAACTGACGGCGTGAACAACATCGACAGCATCGAAAAAGCACTGGAGCAATTCCCCCAGCAACGCATCATTTCCGCATGGATAGAAGGAGACTACGCGCATGGTTTAGCGGCGAAGGACAACAAGCCCTCGCTTTGCGTCATCACGATGCCGCAGCCTTGGGAGATACTGCTCGGCGAAGCTCGAACGACTCAGAACATGCGTGACCTCGATATCAGAATCCTCACACCTCTTTCTTATATCGACGGACTGCTCGACGGCCATCGTAGCCTATTGGAATCGTTGACATTGCCGACCGAATGCTTTCTGCTGGACGCCGGCTTCATTCGCGCCATCGAGCCTTTCGCCCATCGGTTGACCACCAGCAATGTCGTCAAGACGGCTTTGGATGACGCTCGCGGGAACCTGTCCGTTTTGCGACACTGGCCGGGCATGAAGAGCGCGAAACGCAATAAATCCATGGCCGAGACCGCACGATTGCTGAACGGAGTACGTCATATCCAGTCAGGAACGGAAGCTTGGCCGTGTCTGCTGGATGCGGATGAGATCACGTTGCTCCGTCGCATCCGATTGCATGGAATGAATCTTGCCGATCTGGAAAGAGACTATGGCCTTCTTGCAGATACCCGCAAAACGCCCCCTCTCCCCCCGTTGGAGCCTTATGTCCGCAGACAGGTCGAAGACGTAGTTCTCGGATTGAATCGTCGAATCGTCAACCGCGAGGCGGAATCATTTTCCGTCAAGAATCTGATACATGCCCTGCATGGTTTCGGAGACGGGATTACGGCTGATGCCTAACCGAAAAGACTGGCAGCCCGAGGACACGCAAGTGGAGACCGCGGCTATGGCGCTACGTGCCCAGCAAATGCGCCTGTGGAATCTCGTCGAGGACAGTGCGACTGTCGGCCGCTGCTGGCAGCAGACTCCCGTCTGGCTGAGATGCGAATACCGGCAGATGGCCTCCGCGATGTTGCGCGCCGTCCACTCTCATTCCCCTGATTCCATCCGGGACAAACGCCCTCCGTCCGTACGACAGTTGAGCGAGAAGGCTGCGGACGAAGAGGAGAAACGGATTAAGGAATCGTTGAAAGGTCAGGACAATTGATTGTCGAGCTGAATGATGATGTGTTGACCAAGCCCGCTGGATGCTTTCTTTGCGGAAGCACGATGGGTTTGGTGCCGAGCATGTATGGTCCGGTTTGCATGGAATGCGTGTTGTCCGACAAGCAGGTTGGCCCGAATCGTGCGAGTCTGCTTTTCACGTTGTTTGGCGACGGTCGCGGTCGGAAGGTTCCTGCCTGACATCGATTTGTCTGCTATACTGAATATGTCCACATAATCTTAGAGAACACAGGAACACCCAATGAGCTACTGGGACAAATACCGAAGCGACGATCCACGACGCATCCCGCCGCTGGAGGCGCCATTGCTTGACTACGTCGTGGTAGACACCGAAACCACCGGCCTCAACCCGGAAGATGGCGCGAAACTCATCGAAATCGGCGCCGTGAAAGTCAAGAACGGACGAATCGTCGACACCTACAGCCAACTCATCAACCCGCAAATGATTGTCCCGCCACACATCACGCAATTGACGGGAATCACCACTTACGACGTGAGCGGCAAACCGACTGTCAAGCATGCGATGAAAGAGTTCGAACGGTGGCTGGGATTCGAAACGCCCTTCCTCGCACACAACGCGACGTTCGATTTGAAATTCCTCGACTGGGCCACGGCGGAAACCTGGCCGAATCGCCCCCTGTTCGACCACCCATTCCTGGATACCTTGGAAATGAGCCGTGACATCCATCCGGAAATTCGCCATCACAAGGTCGCGGATCTGATCAAACGCTATCACGTGGCAGACGTGGAACAGCATCGAGCTCTTTCCGACGCAATGCAAGAGCAAGCCTTGTACCAGATTATGTGCAAGGAGTATTTCCTCGGAGCCTAGTCCCGGGCATACTGGATTCTATTCTTTCCTGATATTTTGCTTGTTAAACTGAATATGTCCACATAACGCCAGAGCAGAAAGGCATGACCTTGAAGTGTGCGAAAAACTAACAGTACACGTGCGACTCATTCCCTACGGTAACCTGCGAGATGCGGCAAAGCTCCACCATTACGAGCTGCGTCGCAGAAACATGGTCAGGGATGCCGGTAAGGAGCCAAATCCATTCGTCTTGGAACGCTGGATGGTCAATTATGCCCGGCATGCGTTGACCGATTACGACCAGCAGTGCCATGACTTGGATCAGGAGAGGTATGTCGAGCTTCGGACGGCGACATTGGACGCCATAGCCGACACGTATCCGCCGTTGAGACATGAATGCGAACGTCAGAAAAGAATCCAGAATCCAGAAAAGGAGCCCGAGTGAGTAAGGAAAACAGCGCCGGCGAAACCATCGGGGCGACTACGACGATCATTCTGGAACCGGCTCGAATCAGTGGCAGTACCGTCGAACCGTCGCGGCGCGAAATAGCGAGAAAGCGTCGGAAGGAACGACGTTTGAACTGGGCTCTCGTGCTGGGAATGCTGGTTTTCGCGGTGTTCTGGTTGTTGGGGATGCAGTTGGTTTCCTGGCTTGCGGTTGGGGTGCCTTTGATGTGGAGGCTCGTACTGGCGGTGTCTTCGCTTGTTTTTGCGGCCGCGTCCATGGTCCCCTCTTTGGTATATGTGTTTCGTCGAGAAAGGAAGAATTAGTTGGGTGTCGGGTTGGCTGATGTGGCCGCTGAATATGTCCGATTGCACCGGGTCGAGCGGCAGTCTTTGCAGATTCGCAGTGTTAATCGCGTCGAGTTGACTGTGATACAGAATTTGTGGGCGGATAGGGTCGGGAAAGCTCGATTGGATATCCGTTCCGCTCCGGAGGTGGTGATGCGTGCGATCGAGCGGTCGAAGCGTGGTCACGAGCTTTTCGGTCGGGTTCGTGAGACTCCCGTATTGGTTGTGTACGAACTGAAGACACTTACCTGACATACTGAATATATTCACATGTGGTAAGATTGTTCCATGACATCGCAAACTGAACCTCTCAAGATAGACGGACCTACCTTGATGCTACGAATAGGCCACGCCCCACGAGGGCGAATCTCCTATTTTAGCCCGCAAACCACCATCGAAGAATTCCTCCGTCATGCCGCCGAGCACGAGGGAAGACTGCTGTTCGTCGGCAACTTTAAATCATTGCGAAACAAAATAGGCTTTAATTATTTGCTGCTCTGGTCACCCCAAAGCGCAATCAAACTCGTTGGAACGGTGACCAATTTCGGAGAGGCATACAATCCAAAAACCTGGAATCCGAAATCCCACTATCAGGCACCATTCCCATGGGGAAGAACGCCTGCCAACTACTGGTTGGCGTTGGACAATGTGCAGCAATTGGGAGATTTCGATCCGGACAAGTTCGAGAGATTGGGCTACAACGCCAAAAAGATATCGCTGGCGGATGAGATGGAAACAAATGCGGCCACGTTCATAATCCGCCCTATTTAACCTCTGTCGTGGCTGTTATACTGAAAACATCTACATAAAAGGAAGAGCTTATGGCAACACTATACGATCGACGAGCGCTCTTCGTGCGCTACAAGAAACAGTCATCCTATCCAGGACGGCAATCGGTCAAACTCGCCGACGGAATCACCTGCCGGTATAACTGGGATCTGGATAAAACCATTCTGGATTACATAGAGGAGCATGCCGAGAAATCCGACGGGAAAGTGCTGTTCCCTCTCAAGTTCAACGTGTCCGATTTGACCGTCAACACATGTAAAAAAGCGTTCTTATGGATGACGGATGACACTTACATTGAGGCCGACATTCATGATTCAGGCGCATACTACGCTTACGGCATGAATGACTATGACGGGTTCACAGCGCCGCCAAGCCTCACCATCCCCGAAGCGCGGTGCTGGGTGAAACTCGAGCACGTATCGAAAATAAAAACCAAGTTCCCCATCGACGATTACAGCATCCAAGCATATAAGGGCGGAGGCGTCGTCAAAGAAACCCCTCTGCGCGAAATCCTGAAAACCACTCACATGAATTGCATGTACATCACCCGAAACGAGGGTTAATCATGTCGAAAATCATATCCAGCATCCCAAGCATCCGATACACGGCAGACGTGGCATATCAGTTGGAACCAAACATCACCGTCCAAGGGACACTGAAATATGCGGGGGGACGTCGCGAGCTGACCGCAAGGACCCTGTTCGTCCACTTGGACCGTGACGACAAGGGCAAGATGACGGTGACCAACGTCGCGGTCAGCGCCAGTCGTAAATCCAACGGCAACTCGGCCTTCTACCGTACCGATGACTTCGACATGACACCGGAACTGCAGCGGGCCGTCGATCACGTGCGTGAACTAGTCAACCAGGACTGCGTCGGCGTGGACGACTAACCGGCAACCTTTCCTAATCTCCCGACCATTGCGGTCGGGATATTTTTTTTGGATATCGCCACCAACCGAAAAACGGGTATTTTCAATAGAATATCGGTTAATAACAACATCAAAATCTATCGTGGAATATATGCCACGAGGAAACTTCTACCGTCCAGAAAGCTTTATAAGCCCGGCCAGCGAATACGGGCTGCTCCGTTCTGCCACGCCGGATCGCACCGTATGGCTGTACGCGCGCATCCCCTGGAGCACTGCATTGCTGGATGGAGCCAACGACCGGAAACGCAACGATGCCGCGCAACAGCTGATGGCGTTCTTCGACGGCCTCGCCAATCAGGTCACGGTTGCCGGTATGCGCTACCGTTACATGCTTCAAAGCGAATATCGCGAATTCCATCTACTCACCGGATCCATGCCCGTCCGATACAGTCCGCCGGCCAGCATGAGGGACACCGACCTCGGACGATACCAGGCGCAGTACTACCGTAGCCAGAAGGTATGCAAGCAGTTCGCGGTCATCGGCGTTCCTTTGAAACTGGTCGGGGATCATAGCAACAATCGCAAGCCCGGCATGCTGCAACGCGCCCTGACATGGTACGACCGCATGTGCTATTCGGTGGCAAACGGATGCCCAATGTTCGAGGAGTATCTGCCAGACGCGCATAATATCGAACGAATCATGCTCAACGCCGGGCTGGAACCATTCACCATCATGGATGAGCAGGAACGCGAACAGCTGGTCGCCATGATGGAATCATGGTGGGTGGGGCGCGCCAACTCGTCGGCCCTGCCTATCCTGGCGGAGAACGCACACGTGCATTTCTTCCCGGATAACGCGACCTGCGCCCACGCCAAAAACCTGTACGACAATGGCGTGGACTGCACCGAGTGGAATATCGACGAAGAATACCCGGCCAGCATCTGCTTCGCACGCACGGCGGATTTCAACCAAAGCAGCATCACGGATCCAAACAACCTGTGGATTGCTAGACTCATGGAAGTCGGACGAGCCGGCGGAGCCAATGCGGTCGCCACAAGCATCCGAGGCAAAGTCGAACCGGCGAAAGTCACCGCCGACCAGATTCGACGCAACAGCCGCACCATCGACGAAAGCATTAAGGAACGGTACGAGAAAGGCCATGAAGCCCCCGGTGATATGACCGAAATCAAGGAGCGTTTGGATTATAAGAAGGCAATCTACAATACTCCGGACATGCCGCCCAGCATCATTGATCTGAGCGTCGCCACCTGCGTGGCGGGCAACGAGCAGATGGCCATCGACGCTTTGGGGTGTATCCCCAACATCGAGTTCGTCAATCTGACGACGGCTAGCGAACAGTTGATGGCGTTCAAAAGCATGCAGGCCTGTTCGAACGTACGCATGACCCCCTATGAGATCCACTGGGCCGCAACATGCGTCGCGGGAGGAGGCGTGAGCAGTTTCGCCAAAGCAGGCGACAGGGACGGAGCTCTTGTCGGATTGTCCGAAGCCAACAGGCAACCGGTGTATATCGGGACAACAACCGTGCAGGACAAGGACAGGCGTCCAATTTTGGCTATTATCGGAGATACAGGAAGCGGGAAGGCCGTTCACATTTCCTCCACAATTCCGGTTCCCCCTCAGGCTAGCTTCCCCCATGGAAAAATGGCTAAGATCAGCGATTTGCATGAGGGAGACCTCGTCTACGGGCGGGATGGGAAACCTTATCCACTCCTCAAGCTTCATCCGATTCACACGGAAGATCTTTACGAAGTCACTCTCAGTGACGGTCAAACGATAAAAGCCAGCGGGAACCACCAGTGGATCGTCTCCGATTTCAAAGATCGAAACAAATTCAGAAAACCAAAACATTTGAAATCCCAACAGCGTAAGAACATGCTGTCGGAGACATACGATGAGCTATGTCGGATGTCTGATGCGTTACCGGCCCAATCAACCATGAGCGTGAACGAGCTTGCAGAGTTTGTCCATCCAGTAACGAGTCGTTGGTGGAGCGGAGAGAGCAATGCCAGGACCATTGCCGCAGCGCTGCGATTTATGGGAGTTGAATCTCATCAAGAACAGCGAGACCGCGCGATAGCGGATACAAAAAAACCTTTTAAGACTCGGCAGAACTGTAGGCGCTATAACATGCAGGAAGCTCTTCGGGCTTTGATTGCACATTATGATGGCGTGGCGCAGCATGCGAAAAGATGGAACGATCTCGCCAGGGAGCGTGCGGATGTCCTAAGAAAGCATTTGGAAGATAACTATCCGAAGGGTATCAGCATCACTGACATACAGAAGATGCTCGAGGATCGTTCACCAAGCCGTTCCTCTATCGAATCTGTCATAAAAACGCTCAATCCAATCAGTGAGTGGGATGCGGAAGGACGAATTCACTCCGACAGAATGCGTCATGATTCGGTATCTGTATACAACGTTCGAGAAGCATGCAGAGCCATAGGGCAACGCATGATGCTTCGTTATGAGGGGGCCTTCAACGAGACCAATTCCCTTGGATATTGTGAACAGGTTGTGACTACGCGAGACATGCTTGCGTCTGGTCTAAAGGATTCAGGCAATCGTGCGCAATGGGCAATCCGAGCCGCGATGCCTGTTGCCAACCCGCAAGCCGACCTGCCACTTGACCCATGGGTTTTAGGGGCTTGGTTAGCCGACGGTAGTATCGGCACTGGAATCATCGCTTCAGATAACAGGAATGGTGATTTGCAGCATGTGAAGTCCTGTCTCACCTCTGCGGGATTTTCTCTAGGAAGCATCAATACGCCGATGGTCGTGAATGTGAAGGGGCTTGTCTCCATTCTTCGCGATATGGGGATACTCCGCGAAAAACGCATTCCTGAGATCTACTTCTCGGCGAGCATCGAGCAAAGACTCTCCCTCGTGCAGGGGTTGCTGGATCAGGATGGGACCATCTCCTCAAATGGGAATATAGAGTTCACCCAGTCCGCCGATCATCTGCCGATTGTCCGAGGAATGGTGCGCCTGCTGAGATCTCTGGGAATCGTCGTTCACGAACCCCATCTCAACAAAGCAGGATACACGGCTGATGGTGTGCGTCATGAGGCTCAGGATCGTTATCGCATCACCTTCACGACGGATCTGCCGGTATTCTCTTTGCAACGCAAAGCGGCTTTAATTCCTACGACGTTGAGACAAACCCAGCAATGGCTATACGTCAAAGACATCAGGAAGATATCCAACGCGCCTCATCGTTGTCTGACCGTTGGAAGCCCTGACCATTCGTTCCTCATCGCTGATTACGTGCCGACTCATAATACAATGGCAGCTTTCAGCCTGTTTCTGCAATGGTCGAAGATTGACGCGCGTGACGGTAAAGGCAAGACCCCGTGCATTTACATTAATCCGAAGGCCGGTAATGATTTGGAGGATGCGACCCGTTCGCAGGGTGGTACGGTCATCCGGTTGGATTCCGATGTGGCTAACGGCACGTTCGACCCGTTCAACGTGATTCCGAATGTGGAGGAGGCCAAGGAAATCGCCGTCCTGATGATGACGAACATTCTTGGCGGTGACACAAAGATGGAATCCGCCATGACAGCCATGCTGGATTACGGCGTCAAACACGGGGCGCGTTGCGTAGGCCGGGCTCTGCTTGTCGCCGCCCAAGCTGTTGCGAAGACCATCAAAGCGGGGAACACGGCGGAGTCCATTGGGTTGCCTTCCAACACCCTCGAGGTGTTTTCGACAATCAGCATGAACCTGAAGGCGAACCAGGGACTACGTCTTATCTTCGGCACCGATAATGACACCAAGCCGTTGACGATCAGCCAAAACCTGACCCTCATCAATGCCGGAGACCGTTCACTCATCCCCGAAGGCCAAGATGATTCCATGACCGCTCGCATCCGCCAGTGGACGTTGCGAATGGTCGTCATGGGAGCCGGCACCGCCGTTCGAGGCCGCGATGGCATGGTAGGTGTCGATGAGGCATGGGTGTTCATGGGCAAGGACAAGGGAGCTTCCCGAACCTTCGAACAATGGGTGCGTATGGCCCGTTCGCAACGATTCACGCCTGTCATCATCAGTCAGAAAGTGCAGGAGTTCATCGATGCCGACTTGACCGGCGGCATCAGCCGCGCCCTCCTTCTGGCGTTGGACAACCCGGAGGAAGCCAATGGCACGGTCAGTCCGGCCAAATCAGCGGAACGACTCCTAGGCATCGAAGACCCCAATGGTCGGATCTTGCAGCGCATGGGAGCCGATGATACTTTGGACAACGGTCAGCCGAACCCGAACAGTCTGAAGCGTCTGGTAAGCGCATCGACGAGGAAGACCGTTCGCGGAGCCGTCGCCTATTTCAAAGACGGGTCCAAGCAGCCTATTCCAGTGGAAATCGTGATTCCTCCGGCATTGTTGAAGGAAATCAGCACCACTGCCACGGACAAGATCGCACGAGAACAACGAAAGAACAAGGAGCAGTGACCCCTTATGGGATACAAAGACATATTCGATGACTCATTTTCCACACCGGCTTCCGACAAGTCGGAGGAATCATCTGCCGTTACCCCTTTGACCCCGGAGCCGGAGGAACAGCAGCAGTCGAAACCATTGCTGTTCCCTGGTTTCGGTAGCGGACGTCCTCTCCTATTGGAACGCCCCAGCAGATACATCCAACGTCTCAGCGATACCGCATCCAAAGTGTATGCGGTACCTGACGGAGACCCATACGGAGGAGTGGAAAACCGTATCCTGTACTCCCCCGTGATCAGCCTCCCCGTATTTCTGCTTCAGGGGAATGAGCTGTTCGCGAATCATGACGTGCTCAAGTATCCTTTGCTGAATCCTCCACTGAATCACGCTTGGGATGGAAGCGACATCAGCGTGTACATGCTCACCATCATCGCCGCATATACTTCAGCGGGCATCCTGCATGAGGATGTAGACGGTGATGTGCTTGCATACGATGTCGAATATCCCCTCTCCGTTGCAGACGAGCTTTGGAATGCGGCATCCGATTGGGCTTCCGAAGCGGCTCCGCTGTTGAAGGATCTGAACACCGCACGGCTTTTGGGATTCGCGTTGAAGAGTCCCAACGAGGAAACCGATGCTTTGAGGGCTTTGTTTGAATCATGGGATGAGAATCGTTCTTCAGGTGAGATCATCGAAGCGGGGAAACATGCCGCGAATCTTCTTCGAGACGATTACAACGTGTTCGTCGACGTGGAATTCCGACCATTCCAAGAACGGTAATTCACCGAATCATTCAAAGTCGGTAAATTTTTACCGACTTTTGCCTTCCGTAAGGGGGTCATCCTTTGAAAACCAGTACAAAACTCATGGCTGCGGGAGCCGCATTGCTGGTGGGGTTGAACGGTCTTATCGTCATGAACGTGGTGAGTGCCGTTTCCGGCAGTGTCGCGGCCCTTACCAGCAACGTCGGAAAGTCCTTATCGGCCGCAGAATATGATTGCGGCACCTCATCAGATGATGATTCGACAACCGGGACCACATCGATAGCCCCCAACAAGGTCGCGGTGGCCATAGCCGAGGCATTCGCCAAAGCCGGGTATTCGAAAGCCAGCACGGCAGGCGCTCTTGGTGTGATCCAATTCGAATCTGGGATGAATCCGGAACAGGAGCAGATAGGCGAGACCAATCCCGCATTGCGTGGCTTCGGTCTGAATCAGTGGACACCGCGCAGCAAAATCCAAGCATGGATGGATCAGCATAACGTGTCTGGCAAAGACTCTGATGCCGACGTGCAGATAAAAATGCTGGTTGACACGTCCAAATCCGATTGGAACAACTTCTATCTGGATAACATCGAGGCCGAAGGGTACAACGTCACCGACCATGACCTGCACAAATGGTGGCTGCATGCGGATAATCCGGAGGACGCCTCAATCGCATGGCTTGCCGGGTATGGGCGCGGAGCGTGGAACGATCGGCATGAAGAGGAACGTAAGAAATATGCGCGCTCCTACTATGATTCACCGGAGATTAGTGCGATCGAGTTCACTGGGAAGGCAAGCGACGATTCCAGTGGTTCCGACAATGTCGTTCAAGCTTCCTGCTCATCCGACGACGATGGTGATGGAGGCAGTGCCGTCGTAGGTTCTGTGGGCGGGGCTCCTATAGGCAAAACCCGTAATTTTGGCTGGCTGTGCGATACGGATGCAAAAGTGTGTCACGACGGGGACTACGGGCCATTCACTTCCTTCGCCAGCGGCGGACATTACCAGTGCTACTGGTATGCACTTGTCAGACTATGGGTGATTCACCATCATGACGTGGCAAACTGGAACACCCCCGTGGGTGGTGACGTCCATGTGCATCTCGCCTCCGACCCTGCATACACAGTCGATTCCAGTCCACACCCGGGGGATGGCGTCAGTCAGTTCGGCGGTGCTTTGGGAGGTGATATGAGCTCCGGGCATATCGCCGTGGTCGAAGAAGTCAAGCAGGACGCAAACGGATGGAGAATCCGAATCAGCGAGGGAAACTACGGCACGAACGGAAGCGGCCCATGGGAGGGGTACAACAGTCGCTGGCTCACGCAAAAGCAGTTCGATGGCGCCGGCAACGTGTTCTTCCGGAAGAAAAGCTGGAAGAACTAGCCGCAGTATCCCGGATTCTGGCAGCCTCCCCCAACCGAGGCCATGGGAACGCTATCCCAAAGATGCCAGTCAACCTTGCCATCCAAGTCCGACTGCGTGACAGGTCCCTTAAGGATGGGCGTCATGCTGGAATGGGCGAGGCCCATCTCGGGATCGCCTTTCACTGGGATGGCTATTCTGGTTCCCTCGCTTAAATCGTCGGCCATGTTGTTGTCCCAGCGTGTCAGCCAAGGATTAATCCACCAAGGGTTGTCGCCGTTGATGTTCATGCCGCTGATTTTCCCGTTTGCGATGGTGAGTTCATCGTTGATGTCGTAGTCTCTCCAAGCTGGAGTCAATGCCCAGATGCTCCCATTGTTGAAGGAATCACCGTCCTGCAAAAGCATGGATTCGACCTTTCCTGTGACCGTGACCGTTCGGTCTTCGTTGACCGTCACGTGAGGTCCGTCCGTCCACCGGCTGCCGGTCGCCAACGCCTCACTGTTCCACCATGCTTTCATTGTCGGATACGCTTTACAAGCGTTTTCATATTCCTCTTCGCATGGATAGCTGACGGCATCAGGCCCATCGTTCTTATCCGCTGGGATAGCGCTCAGAGCGGGTAGAGGATTGCTTCCGATGTCCGGTGTCCGCAACTGGTCGATTACCTGTTGAGCATCATGTTGGCTGAGTGAGTCCAAATTGATCGTGGGGTCACTCCCCCAGTTGCGGGCTGCCTGTTCGAATTGGATGGCAAGATCCGTGTACTGTTGTTTCTCCTCATCGGTCAGCTGATTTGCGGCAGCCTCAGCGGCTTTCTTGCGTTCCTCCGACTTATGTTTTTTCAACTGTTGGGCCTGCGCCTGCTGGCGTTCCTCAGCGGTGACTTTTTTACGCCACGTACTCCAAGCCAGGATGCCAGCGACGAGAACCGCCACTGTAATAACACTGGCGAGTATTTTCATAGGCCTGCTGAATGTTCCGTGCATCCTCAACTCCTAATCCCAAAAAAAAACGTGTGGTTCCAGCGTATCCTTCCCAGAAAAGCGAATGCCTCCGATTATCCGAATCGGAGGCATTCTGTCCACTGAGAGAAAGTTTTTTCGGGCGAAGGATCAAACATCCTTCACGTTCTTGTTTTCCTTGATTTCCTCAAGCTTGACGTACACGTTCAAACCCAGGTTGTACAAGGCCGGCAATGCGAAGATAAGAACACATAGGACACCAGCCCACCGATACTCCAAGCCCCAGGCCGTGAAGAAGAACGTAGGAATCGGGATGAGAACAATCAGTTCGATGATCATTTGGACGATCAACGGGAGCGCAGATTCCAACATCCTCTCGCTGACGAAGAACCAGATAACGGCTTGTACTGCGAAAGCCGCAAACAGGATGATGAGCATGACCCCAACGGTCACCAGATCAGCGATCCCAGTGGAAGTCGCATAGTTGAACACGTTGACGAACATGCCGCCCATGTCGCTGCTGAAGAACATTCCCATCAACAGGACTATCACCAATCCCAGAACGAGAAGAAAAAGTCCAATCATTGCCAGCAAGGTAAGCATTGCGACCACCTCCAATCCATGCTCAGCGTTCTGTTATATGCAGTTGCATTGCTTCGTTTGCCTGACCTTATTCTGTGACAGAATTCATCGACAAGCAAATCAACACCAGCAGTGGCCGCATTGTCCTATCTGGATGGTTTGCGCCGCCAATAGTCGTGCACCGGATGCCCATCACGATCGTGGGAGACGACATGCACCATGCCATTGTCCGGCAGGACGAAGCGTTGAGGACTTGGCATGCCACTGTTTGCGACACGAATCTTGTCCAACAGCTTGGCCTGCAGTTCCGGATCCAGATCCATATACGCAGTATGCGCATTCAACCGGACCAAGTCGCTGATGCGGATAGCCTCGTCTCGTGCAGTGTCGGGATCGAATCCACAATAATCGGCCAACCTCGCATAATGGTCCGGCGTCACTTCACTGGCATGCTCCGCTCCTGAGAATGGCATCGCGAGCTTGTCTGTCAACCCCGGCCACACAGTCGTGGTCATCACATCGTATGCTGGGCTTAGTTTCCAGGACTCACCATCCGGCGAAGTGGGCATGACAGAATAGTTACGGGCATGCGCATCGCAATTATCGACAGCCACGTTGAAGGCCAATCGTCGCAGCCACTCCTCCCCCAGTCTGCCGGACGGATCCATCTTCCGTAGGGTGGTCAGCGTATCGACGGCACTCACCTTGTACTTCTCGGATGATGGTAGGCCCAATGCCTGCACCATATCCTCCATCGGCAGACGAACCGGCATACCATTTTCGATACGACGATCGAACCGTTCCACGATATAGGTCTGCTGGCCGTTGAATTCCTGGATATCCGACTCCGGGGTTTCGATGCCGACCATCTTGGAAAGCATCATGGTCGCATGTTCTACTTCATCAGCGTCATAAATGCCGGCCGGTTTAAGAATATGAGTCGACGGAACGGCGCCATTGGGCCACACCCATTCATCGCCTACACGGGACAAGGAGAATTTGCCTTGAGCTCCTGCCAAGGAAAATCTGGCACCTTTGTTCCTGACGAACCATGAATCAGACGTCCGTTTGACGGCGGCAATACGTGTCGCGATTTCGTCATCGGTTGCTTCTGCAGGAGGCACACTGGCAATAGTCGGCATCTCATCGTTCCGAGAGAACACCAGCGCACCAGCTGAATCCACGTTTTCCAGCAAGTCGAAGGATTCCTGAGATTTCGCGCCGACTGCCTGCATCATGGCATACTTGGCGGCACCTGATTCCGGGAGTAAATTTTCTAGAAAATTCTCCGGTGCATCCTCGCGCCACTCTCCATCTTTCGGGAGGCTGAAACTTATCCGTGGAGCATTCCAATCATACTCAAACGCGACTCCTCGTTTGAGAGAGGTGAACACGCCAACGTGGGAGCCGTTCATCCAGACGTTTAGCCGATCACCTTTTCTCATGCCACCACGCATTCCGCAGGCAAGGCAGTGGCATCCACTCCAAGAACCTTCATTATCCGTCGAGTCGGAAGATATGGTGCAACGCCGGTGTCAATCAGCCGTTGCACCACGCTTGAATCGACTCGTGCTTTCTCGGCCACTTCATCGACGGTACGGTGCTGCATGAACTCGGCCATGACCCTGCGCATACGTTCCGGTGATTCGATGAATCTCACGTTGCTGGCGGTTTTCGGCATGGCCTGCTTGATGCGCTGACGGTACTCGTCGCTAACCTGCCATTTCTCGTATATCATTTTTTTGCCTATGCATTAGTAAGGTGTCTGCGAATGTATTCGCTACGACTGATGTGGTACCGCTTCGCGGCGGCAGTGACCTGTTCGAGCTGGCTTTCGGGCATCTTTATGGTGACGGTGACCATGCGCTCGTCCCGTTTCGGCAGCATGTGGAGACCGTAGTAGATAGGGCCGGTGATACCGTGGCCGGCGTCCTCGCTTTCCATTCGTTCCACGTCACTGCTGACCTGCTCCTCGGTCATTCCGAATTTCTCCAGCAGTTCCTTGTCTCGTTCGTTGAAATCGCTCATCGTTCACCTCTTTTGCCTTCCAGCTGATTAATTTCCTTTAGTGTTTTCTTCGTCGGAGGTGTCATCACGTGGTAGATCAGTACGCTGTCGTTCAACTGCTTGTAGACCATCTCCACGTCACGGCCATGTCCGTCAAGACCTATTGCCACCCAAGTGCCATCCGCCCTACGCGCGTCTTTCATGACACTTCGAAAGGCCGTCAGCACGTCCTCTGATGTCAGCTCCGGATGCCGTTCATGCACGCGCGACAGCACGTAGATTTTCAAAAAGCAACCTCCACTCCTCTTGACGAAACTATTATAACACGCAGGTAATACCAATAGAATACCGCAGAAATAATACATGCCAGCAGAAGCCACAAAAAAAACCGAGCCGCCTAATCAGCCCAACAAAACCCGCGACACCGCCTCCTCATCAGGCAACCCGGAATCCAACAATTCAGCCAAACGCGACGCAACACGATCGGCATCAACACCGGTGAACATGCCACCCATCCATTCGGACATCAGCGTCCGGACATGCTCGCAGTCGGCGGAATGCACGTGACGTGCGGGACCTTTGCTCTCATCCACTACTTCAGCCTCAAGGGGAATATCAGCCGACTCGCTCTGCGCAGTCTGTCGCGTTGGAGCATCGGTGCGAGGATAATACTTGATCCCATGCCTGAACGGTTCGGCCCTCAAATTCGGAGCCGCCTCCAAGACATTCGACAACGCCTGTTTGAACCTGCGCCGGAAGTCCTTCATCGGCAGGCCGGTGCCCTCGAACTGGTCATACAGTTGACGCCATGAAACGTAGGCGACGTGGTCGAGCCGGTATGTGCGGTATGTCAACCATATATAGACGTCCAGCGCCCTTGCTGATTTTCCCAGACGCGAGATGACATCCATGCTGAGTGGGACGCTTGGCTTCGCCAGTTCGGCCCACATCTCGTCGGTGAACTGGATTGATGCGATGATGTCCTGTTCTGGCCTGAACTGTGTACGGCCTTTTCTGGCGACGGTGAACGGCGTGCATTCGCCTTTGTTCTCGCGATTCTCGTCGGTGTTCATGATGGAGATCGATGTTCGCGCCAGGTTCATCAGCGTGTCCTCCGTCTCTTTCTGGCAGCCGGAGTGGTTGGATATTCCGGTGTTGTCGCAGAATTCCTGGAAGCTGCCACGAAAGACAACAGTGTGGGTGTCCTGATCCACGTCGGGATTGTTCTTCATGCGAATCATGGACTGCACGTAGAGGAATATCAGTCGCGGGGTTTTCCCGTAGACCCATTCCTCGGGGCGACTGGGGGTTATGCGGACTGTTTCCCGACCGTTTGTTCTCTCTATGTATGAGGCGTTGGGTTTCGATACGGGGAAGAGGGAGAGTTTCGCCATGAGCGGCGGTGCTCCGGTGTTCATTTTCGTTGTGGCGATGGCGTTATTATTGGTCATGTAATCGCTCCGTTTCAGCGGTTGCCAGATACCCGGCCGGTACGAACGGTGCGGGTATCTTTTTTCTTTTCGTCGTTATTTTATCGCGTTTTTCTTAGAATTCTGACACCTTTCTTAGAATTCTGACACCTTTTTCTCGAACGTCGATAAAATCCATCCCGACAAGTCACACTCGAAAGAATCAAGGGCTTAGAATTTTGACACCCAATCTTAGAATTTTGACACCCTCGCTTAGAATTTTGACACCGACTCTTAGAATTTTGACACCCTCGCTTAGAATTTTGACACCGACATGGCCTCTCAGCCCTTATGGCAGTAGGGCTAAGCGGCACCCCCAAGTGATATTACAAGTGATATTACAAGTGATATTACAAGTGATATTACCGGTTTGCGCCGTAAAGCCCCTGGCTTTAGCCATGGGGATATAAGGCGCTTTGTTTTTTTTTCTGGTGTTTGGGAGTGTATCGTCTTTCCGGTTTTTAATTAGATAGCTTCCTGCTGTATAATTGTTTTCGTGAGGTACAAAAGCAATCGGAACGTGGTGTACTCATGCAAATACCACGTGGTGTGGTGTCCGAAATACCGTCGCCCCGTCCTGGTGAACGGGGTCGACGGACGGTTGAAGGACATCATCCGCGAGACATGCGCCGAGATACATGCGGAGCTGATCGAGATGGAGGTCATGCCCGACCATGTGCATCTGCTCGTCGAGGTGGACCCCCAGTACGGGATACACCGGGCGGTGCGCCTGATCAAAGGTAGGTCATCACGGTTGTTGCGCGACGAGTACCCGTGGCTGAAAAGCCGGCTGCCGACGTTGTGGACGAACTCGTATTTCGTGTCCACTGTGGGCGGCGCCCCGTTGAAGACCATCAGACAGTACATAGAGAACCAGAAGCACGTGTAAGGAAAGGAGGTTCCCGCTCATGGTGGACATGGGATACCGGTTCCGCATCTACCCGAACCGCAGGCAGCGTCTGCTGATCGAACGCACGTTCGGCTGCACGCGATGGGTGTGGAACCATTTCCTCAACAAGCGTCAGGTCGAATACGAGGAGACCGGCAGAAGCTCGCGCGCGTTCAGGCAGATGAAGGACCTGCCCAAGCTGAAGGATGCGAACCCGTGGCTCAGGGAGGTGGATTCCGTCAGCCTGCAGGCCGTGATCCAGCATCTGGACCGCGCATACGACAACTTCTATCGTCGCGTCACGTCGAAGAAGAAAGGCGGATACAAAGGAACCACCGGCTATCCGAGGTTCAAGGGCAAGCACAACAGGCACCAGTCATACACGACCAAAAACGTCGGCCACACCGTGTACGTGGCGGACGACAAGCACGTGCGCCTGCCCAAACTCGGCATGGTCAAAACCAGGGTCAGCCGTCCCGTGACCGGCGTGGTCAAATCCGCGACCGTCAGCCGTAACCCGGCCGGCGAATACTACGTGACCATCAAATGCGCGGGCGTCCACAAAAGCATGGCACCCGCCAAAGGCGATGCGATCGGCATCGACCTCGGACTGAAGGACTACTGCATCACGTCGGAGGGGGTGAAACATCCCAACCACCGATATCTCAAGCAGAGCGAGAAGCGACTGCGTCACGCAAAACGGAAACTGTCCCGAAAACCAAAGGGCGGCAACAACCGTGAAAAACAGCGCATCAAAGTCGCCAGACTCGAGCAGAAGGTGGCGCGCCAGCGGCGCGACACGTTGGACAAACTGTCCACCATGCTCGTCCGCAGACATCCGATCATCTGCATGGAAACCCTCATGCCGAAGAACATGGTCAAAAACCACAGGCTCGCCAAACACGTCAGCGACGCGGCGTGGGGCGAGTTCGCGCGCATGCTCGACTACAAGGCCGGATGGTACGGTCGCAAGGTGGTCCACGTGGACAAGTTCTATCCGTCCAGCCAGCTCTGCCACGACTGCGGATACCTCAACCCGGAGGTCAAGAACCTCGATGTGCGCGAATGGACATGCCCGCAATGCGGCGTGTTCCACGACCGGGATGTCAACGCGGCCAACAACCTGCGCGACGAGGGGCTGAGGATACTCGGCCAGCTCGAAACGGCCGCATAGAACATAACAGAACAAAGGTAGGGCGGGACACGTCCAAACCAAACGCTTGCGGAGACCCTGTAAGCCCTTCACGGACTCGAAGGCAACCGGTCGATGAAACAAGAATCCCCCGGCTTCGGCCGTGGGGAGTGTCAAAAACTCTCTCTTAATCTCTCTCCCCACTTCGACTTGCGATCCACCGGGATGCCGCTGACGCGGCAGATGCCACACGCTCTCCTGCACCTGTTTCGACCTCGGAACAGAAGAATCCAGTCGGTTCGCTTGGCAGCGAACCTCAGAGCAAACAAAAAGACTGAACCTCGGACGAACAGGATTGCCGTACTCGTTTTTTCCAGTATCGGTTAATTTCAATAAATCTTCGGTTAATAACAAAACTCGAAGATAGATTGAAAATCATGGCAAGCAGAAACAGCAGGAGCAGAACACAGACCCGTCCTATATCGAGCGGCGTCTGGTTTTCGCTGTTTCTTGTCTTTGGAATTATCCTCTGGTTCTTTTGGCGCCTGCCCTTGGTCCCGTTCCTTTGGCTTGGCATGCTCGCCGGAGGAATCACACAACAGTATCCGGTCAACGCTTCCGGAAGCCGCAAGGATCCCCCATCCGACAAACAGATGATGGTCTACCACCGTTGGAAGGACATGCTTGCCGGTCTCATTCCGAACGCGGATTGGCTGGAGATTCGACGTGTTTCCTGGTGGATGGGCTGGATGGCCGGCATGCTATTGGGATTGAACGGTGCCGTCTGGATTGCCCTGGTGGATGGCCTGTTCGGTTTCATGCTCGCCCAAGGCTGGTCGCATTACAGGAATCGGCGCGTTGACCGTAGGCATGTCTACAAGGGCGTCAGTATTCCGGCGTTCCTGACCAAATCGCCCGTCTGGGCGCGGCTTTTGTCCGTCTCCATGCCATTGCTGGTTTTCGCCGGGGTCCTGGTTTTCGTGTTGACGGGATACATGAGCTGGCTGAGCGCTGTGACGCTTCCGGGGTTCGTGTTCCTGCTACTCGTCTGGCTGTTGGGGCGCAAACCGCAGTCCCGATACTGGCGTGAGCTGGTCGAAGGGCAACAGCTGCTTGATGGTTGGCTTGCCGGGGACGATTTGCAGAAGGCATGGTCGGGAGCCTACCTGACGCAGGTCAACAAAATCGGTTCTTCGGATAATCCTCTGATCGTCTACCGGATTCGTCTGCAGGGGTCGGACGGGAAGCCTCGCTCGAACGAAGGAGTTTTCAAGCTCGGCGTGGAAGCGTTGCGGGCGCCGGCATTGGCGGACGGATACCGTTTCGTGTGTCTTCTTTCCGCCAAGCAGAAGAAGAAAGGGGCGGAACAGTTCGACCCGTCCAGTGTCCGTCTGGCGCTTGGCATGGACGAATCCTGCATCCCCTCCATCGCGGAGAGAAAGGCCGGCGAAGGTCTTGCCTCTCTCGTCGCCGACATCGCCTATGCGCAAACCGCTTTCATCTGGCATAAACGCGCCCCGTTGACGTTGGCTCATGATGTGAGCGCCGACGACAGTAAAGCCGCCTGGCTGTTGGAGATCATCACCCCACCGCAGGGCGGGGATTCCATCGACCGCATCAGCTTCGACTGGCTGGAGGGAGAAGGATCTCCTGCCGAGACTCTGCGGATGCCGGTGTTCGCCGACCTGCAGGACAAGTTCCACCTGGTCGCATTCGACGATGTGAAACTATCCGACAAGGGCAACAAGTGGCGGCCGGACGGCATGACCCACAAGAAAGCCTTTGACGATTACATCACCATTTCCAAGCGGTTCAAAAGCGACCAGTCCGCTTGGGTTAAATGCCTCCCGTCGAAACTCAATCCACCGGCACCCATCTACGACTATGAGAAAACCCAGGACTGCGACGGCTGGCAACTGCATTACCTGCCATTGGCACTCACCGCACCAGCCACGCCGGCCGACTACGAGCGTTGCGACCTTGGCCCATTGCAGCCGGAGGCACGGTTCATCGGACTCGTGGACGAAGGCTCCGACATGGCCGGACTGATCTGGTCCACCGGAAGCGCGCCCGTACGCATCGACCAGCTGACCGGCAACACCCCCCTTCACCGCAAGTATGCGGAAGCGTTGATATTCAAAACCCTTATCGACGTGCTTCCCGCAAAAGCGTCCGTGAACATCACGGCCTGCACTCCGCAAAGCAAAGACAAGCCGATTTGGAGCATCCAATTCCAATTAGGCAACGGCGCGACCGTGGAAGACGCCCGCAAACAGTCCGCCAGAATCCAATCGTCGGTCGGGGCGAAACATATTTACTGGGAATGGCGGTCAGCCGACAGCGCGACCGTATGGCTGTGCGACGACCCGTGCCTGGATGTCAGGGACATCAGCCACTGGAATCGCAGATCAAAGCAAAAGCATCTCATCGAACTCGCCTTAAGCGACTCGTGGGGCGTGGCCGGAGTCAGCGATCCCAGCGGGCGCACCCCCGATGTGGTCAGTCTCGGCGCGTTGCCCAGCAACCATGACGTGTTGTTGGCACGATTCCAGATTCCGGCCGGGTTGGACGTGGACAAGCCCTCACGGAACATCGGCAAATTCCTGACCAGCGCAGACTACGCCTACGGGCGTATCCTCCCGCGTGGTGAGGAACACGGTTCGAACCTGTACGACATGGTGCTGGCGAAACGCAGCCCGTTCCCCACCATGGTCAACGCGGACTGGGATTTCGCCCGCCAGTCGAAACCACGCATGTTCCCGTTGGGCGTGGACGATATGGGCAAACCGGTCTACTGGAGCATGAAGGACACGTTCCATCTGCTCATCAGCGGAAAATCCGGAACCGGTAAATCATCCATCGCGCAGATCGTGGTCGCCGAAGCGCTGCTCAAAGGTCATGACATCATCCTCATCGACCCATCCAAAGGTTGCATCGACTTCACTCAATGGGCGAAACCGTTGGCGTTGGCGTTCGTCGGCTTGGGGCAGATGCGTGAGACCGAAGCCGTCATCGCCTGGCTGCGCGACGAGATGGCACAACGGGTGAAACTGTTCAGCCGGTATGGTGTCGGCAGCATCTACGATCTCGACAAAAGCCAGCTCAATGAGGAAGAGCTTGCCCACACGAAACCCATCGACATCGTGTTCGACGAATTCAACAGCTACCTGCAAGAGGCCGGCAAGACCACGCAGAACCCGAACAGGGACATCCAGCTGGCCAACGACAATGCGGCCGTCAGCGCGACGAACAATTCGATACGACGCACCATGAGCGCTCTCGGCAAAATCGTCGTGCAGGGGCGTACCGCAGGCATCAGCGTCATCCTCGGCGCCCAGCGTCTGACCATGGACGACATGAAGCCGTACAACGCGAACGCCTTCTTCCGTTCGCTCGGCCGAATCCTCCTGGGCATGGACTCCACGGCGGGCATCATCAGCGCGCAGAACCTCAGAGAGGCGAACCGGCTCCAACAGTCGCTGAAAGGCGAAGGCGGGAAAATCCCGCAAGGCCGTGGAATCTTCGAAACCGCGCAAGGCGAACTGCTGGCCGTCCAAACATGGTGGTCGGGAGGCCAAGAAAAGCTGGCGGAACTGTTCGCCGACCGCACTCCCCCGCAACCCATCGACTATTCGCGGTTCATGCCATCCGAAGCGGAAACCTACGGCGAAGTGTCCGAAGACGAACTTTCCAAGCTGCTCAGCCAAGGAACGGATCCACAGACAGCCGGCGAGGAAATCAACGACATGGACGAACTCCACGACATGCTCCACCACCCAGACAACAACGATGCCGATTCCGAAGACGGGGACGACATCGAAGAAGTCGACTGGTAGCCAAACACAAAAGGGGAAACAACATGCTCATCAACCTGGGAACAGACGTTCACGGGAAAAACCTTGGATGGGACACGTCCACGGGAACGCCACTCACCATCACCGGGCCCGACGGAAGCGGGAAAACCATGCTGCTTGACAGCATCATCCGACAGGCAGATTCGGACGGCACGCTCGTAACCTTCACCGACCAGTGGGACAGCATCCCACCCTCCCCCACCGTCATGTGCGGACGCTACCAGCAACCCTATGAGCTGCTGGAAATAGTGCAACGGGTCAGCATGGAACAGCGACGGCGCATCAAGGGCGAACCCGAGCCGATCAAGCCGATACTGCTCGCCTTCGATGACTATGACGTACACAACGGCTACCCGGACATGAATCTGCTGAACGTCAACAGTCAAATCTCCGACGAACTCAGCCGAATCATCGAAATGGCACCCGGAACGAACGTCAACGTGGTCATGGTCCGCAGCAGTATTCACCCATCCACAGTGGGTCAAAAGCTCTACGACCAGCTTATCGCCGGCAACCATGTGCTATTTCATCCGGCCGGACAGCTCGACCCGCACACGCAACCTCTTTTCCACGTCGAAAACACCCGTGAAGCCGAAACCCTCACCTATCTCAACCGGCATTTGGACTTCAAACAGGCCCGCAATTGCCTGTACGAAACATCAGACAGGCCACTCCGGGCTTTCCATACCCCCATCTACAAGAGAAAGGAAAACTGATGGCCGACCGTCGAAAGAAAATCCCTCTCGAAAAATTCTTCCCCAATGGTTTTGATAAAACCAATCCGGACGACATGATCAAACTCACCGTCCTCATCCAAGAGAAAGCCGCAAAGAACCCTGAGTTTGAAGGCTACAGCGTATTCAGCGTCGATTCCGACAACCGGTACGCGATCATCGCGCCGATGGATATGGATTCCGATGATATCAACAACGGAATCAAAGCCGTCAGACTCAGCAACAGCGAATGCGCGGACACGGCTTCCCAGAAGAAGACGGTGCAGAACCTGGAAAGCCAACCCCAGTACGAAGGCTATTCCGTCGTCGATTTCGTTCGAATCAGTTCCAGCGAATTCCTTGTGTTGCTCCAACAGTTGGACGAGAAGGCCGCAGCCACCCGGCGTATATTCGCGAACGTTCTCAAGGTCAAGCCTTGGGAAATTCGTATCTCACGTACTCCTGAGAACGGTTGGAAAATCCGCATCAAGGAGAACACCGTCACCTATCAGGCCTCCGTATACGACAAGCGAATGCAGGAAGCCGTCGAAGTGGTCGGCAAAAAAGGCTGGTTCTTCAAGGCCGACCCCGAAAAAGGCGTCATCATGGTGTATCCCGGCACTCCCCCGACTTTTCCTGCGATGATAGCCTGCCCGAAACAGCTGATCGGTAAAAACGACCTACGTCACGCCTATCTGGGCATGAAGCTGCCCGAACGAGGCCGCGAAACCGGCGACTGGCTGTCACTCGACTGGAAATCCGGCCCGGGAATCATGGTCGCCGCCGCAGCCAACAGCGGGAAAAGCGTTGTCATCAACACGCTCATCGCCGCCGCACTGGAAGCCGGATTCCAGCTTGCCATCTGCGACGACGAGGACAAGAGCGTCGATTTTCAATGGTGCCGCCCATGGGTCATCACCCACGGCTGGGGGTGTGACAGTCCCGAATCGGCTGCCGCGACGTTGATTCATGTGCTTGAGATCTGCTCCTACCGGTCGAAACTCATCAAACAGTACGGTGTCGAAAACTGGTGGGGGCTTCCCAAGGAAGAACAGGAAAAGAACCCCCTGCTGCTGCTTGTGTGCGATGAGGTGGCCCAATGGGCCGGAAGCGTCACCATTCCAAAGGTCAGCAAGGACAATCCGATGCGCATCCGGGCCGAGTATGAGGCAAGCATCCATGCGGCGAATATCACGTACGCGATGAAGATCACCCAGAAAGCCCGGTTCTCCGGTGTCTGCTTCCTGTTCTGCGGACAATCGACCCGTCTGCAGGACGGTTTCGACCCCGGTATGCGAGTCAATCTGACCACGGTCATCTCCCCTACCCTGCAACCCTCCACCGCTGTCGAAGAGCTGCTGGGAGGGGCGAAGGACTTCCCCGAGATACCGGAAAACATCATGCAACCGGGAATCTCCAGAGGAGCCGGCCTTATCAGGCTTCCCGGCATGAAACCCGTCATCTACAAGGGCTTCTACGAGGAGAACCAGAAGCAAAGGAAATCATACAGCGATCTGCTGCGTGAACGTCTGACCGCAATCCGACCGCCGGAAGGCGACATGAACTCGGGACACTGGTCATGGGATGAAATCGTAAATGCCCTGCCGACCGCCGCAGAAAAACCAGATGACGGCATGATTGACCCCGGCGGGGATGAGGACGACGGGTTCCCCACAGACGGTTTCGGCGAGGACGGGCGTGATGTCGCAGACCGTGACAAGCCGTTGAAGGGTGCCGCCGCTGCGGCGCATGCGAGCAAACTGTATGCGGCTGGCGTTGATGTGCCGCACATGAGCGCCATCGATGCCGCTATGAATATCGGGCGCTTGTCTGCCGAAAAAGGTCTATGACATAGGATGTGTTGATGTTGGCAAAGGATGATGATTGGCTGACGGCGGGGAATCAGTTGGATGATTCCCTGTTGATGGATGATTTGTGGGATGATGATGCAGCTCCACAGGATGACAAAGGCGCAGCGTCACATTCCACTGGTTCCGCATTTCCACAGGACAATGCGGAAACGCTTCCACAGAAAGCCGGGGGTACAGGGAGTAGTCCCAATGTGCCCACAGTTTCGCAATCCAACAGGGAGTCCATTCTCGGTGAAAATGCGAACACGTTTCCACAGTATTTTGATGACTCATTTCCACAGTCTGACGAAAGCACAACCCATCAATCCGACAGCAACCCATTTCAACAGGAAGACGTAGACCCATTCCAACAGGATGACAGGCATTTGCCTACACAGGAGAAAGAGGAATCGTTTTCACGTTCCAATGATTCCACTGTTTCACGTTCCAACAGCGCATCACTTTCACAGGAAGACGCGGAAACGATTCCTCATTACACTGAACACACAGTTCCACAGTCCGACAAAACGACAGATTCGCAGGACAGCAAAGGCACAGCTTCACGTCCCATCAGGACGACAGCCCCCCAGAACACTGTCACCCCAGTTCAACAGGACACTGTCGCCCCAGTTCAACAGGACACTGCGGATACGTCTCCACAGGAGAATGCGGAAAACCTCGATCAGATAGACCTACTCGCCAACGGCTACGACCCGTTCAAGGAATTCGCCGACTCAGCAGAAGACCGTAACGACAAGGAATCAGAAGAACAGTCTGCTGTTTCCGCATTTCCGCAGAACAATGAGGAAACACGGGAACAAGGAAAAGGCCCGGAGGAATACGACCCGTTCGAGCAATTCGACCTGCAATCGGACGATTCCAGCGAACCGCCAACGGAACAGAACGAACGTCGAGACGACAACATCATTCAAGACAGTTCCGCAGATTCGAAGAAAAACGTTGATATGCAGGAACAGGGAGACATTGAAACTGTTTTCCCCTCCAATGTTCCTATGCAAAATCAAAGGGACAGCGAAACAGAAGAACAGTACGACAGTTCGTCCTTCCAACAGGAAGACAGTTCCCCAGTAAGACAGGACACTGGCGAAACATACCCGAAGGACACGGACTCTGCGGATCCGTTCGACCTTTGGGATGACCCATCCGAACCTCCGGAGGGGGAACCACAAACATCGCCCCCATCCGCCGGAAGCCTTGGCGCGGATGATTACCCAACGCAAACATTCCAGACGGGAGATGACTTCTGGAGCCAGACGGACGACGAATCGAACGGTCAGTGGAATGCAGGCCAGCAAACGAATGGCATGCCCCCGCAGCAATTCGACAATCCGCCATTCCCACAGGAAAGTGTCTTCCCAGTTGAACACCAGTATGATTTCCCATTCCCACAGGAAAACACTGATACAGAAAATAGGGAAAATGGTGGAACGCTGATAAAGATTATCGCAGTCGCGGCCGCCATACTCATAGGCCTCGGAGCACTGATAGGCGGGGGAGCGTACACCTATCACGCATACACCACTCACGTCGCGGAACAGCAGGCCGAAGCCGACCGCAAACAGCGCCAACAATCCCTGGTGAAGGCACAGAACAAATGGGACGGGAGGAAACGGAAGGCCGATGACCTGGTCTCCACGATCAAAGCCAGTCCCGTCGCGGAAAACAGCGACGTGCAAAAAGCCGTGGAGGCCCTCCAGAAAACAACCACAGGGAATCCGATGACTGAAAAAGACATCACATCGGCCCTGGAAAAACTGGACGGCGAATATGAGAAAACCAACAGAACCTACACGGATGCAATGCAGGCAAAAGCCAAGGAGACCAGAACGACACTCGACGGTCTGGTACAGCAGGCAAATGGTCTTGCTGACGCTCCTGACGGCAACGACAAGAAGCAGATGCAAAGCCTCGCATCCCAGTGGAAAAGCACGGAAATAACGTCTGACAACCTGTCCGACGCCATTACGGCTTCGACCGAGCTGAAGAACCTCATCAGCAAAGTGGATAAAGCCAAGAAGGATGCGGACGCGAAGAAGAAGGCCGAGGAAGAGGCCAAGGCAAAAGCGGAAGCGGAACGACAGGCCCAAGCCCAACAGGAGCAGCAGCAGGCGCAGCAGCCTCAGCAGAATCCATACGGGAACATGTACTACTGGGGCGGGGGATATGGATCAACCGGCAACAGTGGGGGAGGGGTATCCCCGCCACCGCAGCAGGAGACGCCATCCAAGGGCAACAGTGGCGGCAACGTCGGCTGAAAAAACGGGAAAGCCGAGGCAGATCAACCTCGGCTTTCCCGCTAATCCCATACATCAGAACATGTTGGGATAATCCTCATCGTCCACATCATCATCTTCAACCTCGACAGGAGCCGGCTTACGACGGCCCCGCGAAGAGGTCTTCTTCGGACGATGGCGCGGAGCTTCCTCCTCGTCCTCGTCCTCGTCCACGTCATCATCTTCAACCTCGACAGGCTTCGGACGACGACGGGAAACGGCAGCCTTGCGACGTGGCTTGACCGCGATTTCACCGGTATCCTCGTCCACCTCATCATCGGAATCAGCCTCATCGAAGTCAGTATCCGCAAGAAGGGCCGCCTCATCATCGGCCTTGGAAGGCTTCGCATTCACATGCTTGTCTCGCCAAGCGATAAGAGCCTCGATATCCTCATCGGTGAAGTCCTCATCGTATTCGAAGCTTCCATCTCGCACGCCTCCGCCAACAATCGTGAGATTATCCAAACGATAGCTGACACCGCTACCGGTCTGAGTCTTCCACGCACGTGCCGTAACCGAAGCCTGCACGTTCTGACCGGGATACACCAGCTTATCCCATAAGACCTTGACTTCCTTGGCCTTGGCATCACGCTCCTGAGCCTCCTCAAGATTGCGCGTCGCCTCCAGAACGAGCGTCTTCGCCTCCTCCCGAGCGTCTTCATCAGCCGTAGCGTAAGCGGCTCGGGCATCATTAAGATTGGCTTGAGCGGCCTGAATGTCCTCCTTTGTCCCGAGAATCGGTTCGGGGAGCTCACGCAGGATTCCTTCATCGTCGATGTAGCGGATTCCGGGACGACCAGCCTTGGAGCTACGACTGAAGTTCACATAAAAATGGTTGGCTCGATTCGGATATTTATCGGTCATGAGGACGGTTTTATCACCGTCAAGGATTTCATCCTCGTCGGCATCCTTGAGACCGTCATTGGAAACGATACGATCCTTCTTGCCCCATTTCTTCAAGGCGATGGCGTTGGCTTCCGCATTCTTGCTCAGCTTCTGAAGGATTCGGACGGTTCGCATGTGATCGGGGTCATCCTTGTCGAGAAGCACAGGGAACCCGTATGCAGGCGTGCTTTCGTTTTTCTTCTTATCGTCCTTCTTGGCGGACTTGTCATCGTCCTTGTTTCCCTTGAATGCGACCGCCTCGTAGAGCTTGGGCCATCCCATCTGGATGACTCCGGTTTTCGCGTGAGTTAGCAGTTCTGTTGCCATGATGGTTCCTCCTTGACGATTTGACGATCGCTCCACAGTGCATTGAGGATGGGAGTTTTCGTCTTCTCTTCTTTTTTCTATGTGGACATATTCAAATATACGCAGTTATCTGAACATGTATATTATTCGGCGTGTTGCCTTTATTTCCAAGGCGTTTCTCCTTGTTAGAGAATGCTGAAAAACGCAGTTTTCTGCATGTTGTACAATGGGAGCGTGAACACAACCAGAAGACTGGACGACACCAGTCCGACCACTGCATCCAGGAGAGGCGAATGAACCAGCTATCAATCAGACGCCTGCGCCAGCTAGCAGGAAAAACCAAAAACGAGATAGCCGACCTGCTGGGCATGAGCGTCAACACGTACAGCAAGTACGAGGACAACCCCATGAGCCTGTCCTACGCCGTATACCATCAGCTCATCGAATATCTCGAAACAGCAATCCAAATCAGGAAAAAACTGGAAAAGGAGCAACCTATGAACACCCCCATCAAAGCGAAAGTCCGATTCGTCGCACCCGACGAAGACGACGAGGACCGTCTCAGCGACTACACAGTGCCGATCCCCGAAGGACTGACCGAGGAATTCCACCCCTCGCAACCCGTCACACCGAAGCAGCTCCTCGACTGGGAAACCAAGAACAAGGAACCATACCCGGGTTATTCGGAGGAATTCTTCAACTGGGAGAACGCTTGGGAAGAGGTCAACCGCGCCCAGCAGAAAGCCGATGGCGGATATCTCCACCTCTCCGACCCGGTGCCCGTCAGCCCGGAGTTCGACGAGACGACCGGAGAACCCATCACCTACGACGAGCCTCACGTCGTCGTGGATCCGGAAAGTGGCAACACCAGCGTGTACGTCGACGAGGCTGACATGTCAGCCCAGGAAATCGCCGAATCCGATCCAGTGAACAACAAGTAGCCTCCCCACATACCGTTCCGGCATGCTCCGTCCATAGGCATGCCCGGAACTTGAATCCAAGAAGGAAAGACACCAATGGCCTACGCGAAAATCATCGACATCGACGACCCCGGCTACTTCCGGTTGAAATCAATCGACCAAAGCCAATTGAAACAATTCCTGAAAAACCCGGCCGACTGGGCATATCACCGTCTCAACGACGACCACAAGCCCACCGACGCCATGAAGTTCGGTACGGCGTTCCACGCTTACCTGCTCGGCACCAGCGACGTTGTCAGCCTGCCTGAGGGAGAGAGCTTCAGGAGCAAAGACAACCAGAAGTGGCGCGACGAACAGCTGGAAGCCGGCAACATCATCGTCTCCTACAATGACATGCAACTGCTCAAACGCATGAAGGAAGGCATCGAACAGACCAGTCTCATGCCCGAATACCCCGATTACATGGAAATCATCGAACAGGGAACCAAGGAACAGTGCATCGAATGGAAGGATCGTCAAACCGGTCTGATGCTCAAGGCGAAGCCTGATCTGATTCCCGTCGGCACCGATTACCTGGTCGATTTGAAAACCGCTCAGAAGGCCGATGCGGAATCATTCGCCAAGGAAGTCATCAACTACGGTTATCACATTCAGACCGTTTTCTACCGTGCCGCGGTAGCCGCATGCAAGCCGGACGCCTTCGACCGTGGATCCAAGGCTCCCAGCACCATGCAATTCTGGGTATTCGAAAAAACCGATGCCTGCGACTGGCAGCCTTTCAGCATCAGCGATGACAATCCGATCACGAATCTTGCCGCGACCAGCATCCGCCAAGCACTCTTGGGCATCGCCTTGATGGTCAAGAAAGCCAAGGAGGAAGGCTACGCAGAGAACACTCCAGACCCCGTGGACGCCGCCGCGAAGTATGCGCTCCGACATGGTTTCAACAAGAAGGTCAAGGAGGTTTCGTTCCAGAACTGGCAGCTGCTGACTGCGGAAAACATGCTCTGCGATCTCGCCAGCTGATTGCCTGAGGCTTGACAGGAGAGGACCATCCAGCACGATGATCCTCTCTTCTTTTTTAACGTTTGCTCGTTATACTGAATATGTCCACATACAGTAAAGACGACAGAACCAACGCCAATGCCATCAGCACCTCGAACACGCCGGACAACATCCAGCAATCCAAGAAAACCAGCCAACTACAAGCGCGGAGGCTACGCCCACGAGTTCACCATCCCAATCGAATGGTGGAGTACGACCGACACCATACAGACGGAACGCATGCGAGCCAGACGAAGGGCATGGGTGAGGGACTACGCGAAAAACGAATGGCGCAACCTCAAGAAAACAGGAAAAGCCTGGAAAGTGGAACGGTTCATCGCCCTTATAGGCGTAGCCTGTCCAAGCCAGAAAAACATTTTCCCGGCGAGAGCGGCCGAAACCATCAAACCCATCATCGACGGTGGCAGTGATGCCCGACTCTGGGACGACGATGACAGCCAGCACCGGCACAGCACCGTATACATCCAACTGCCAACACCGGCGCCAGCCAACCATTACAGGCTGAGCGTGCTCATCATCCCGGTGCCGGAATCAATGCCGAAATACCAGATCGCCTCACGTCTCGCATCGAACATCGACCAGCATTGGCGGAATAATCCCAATCCGCCGGCATGGCACGACGGATACTCGGTGTCATTCACGATTCCCGACAAACAGTGGATAACTAGCAACTATACGGATAGTGACCTCATCGCCAGACAGAACGGCGAACGGAAATCAGCCACATGGGGGAGGGGAGGCAGCTTCGGCATACGGGAACGAGTACGCGCACAACTCATCGAACTGGCCTTCCAACAGTGGAAAAGACAAGCCTACCGTCCGTATGAAAGATTCGCCATCATCGCCGGAATCGCATACCCGTACGGGGTGAAAACCGCCGACCCTGACAATGCGGCGGAAACGGTGAACACCATACTGCATTCGGGAACCCACATCGGAGCCTGGCCGGATGTGAACAGCCAGCATTGCAGGGGAGTGGCTTTCGTACGTCTGCCGAATCTCATGACGGGAAACCACATGGTCAGACTTTTTGTTTTCCCGGTGCCCGAGAATTTTCAGATGGCGCAGAGCATAGCCGAAAGCTCCATCGACGCTTGGGGCGAACATGATCGGAGGATGCGTTGAACCTGAGACAAGTGCTAGTCCAGACCGTGATAGGACTCATCGCTATCCTCATAGCCGTCCTATATGCGATGTTCATCGTTCCGCAGGACTGGTTCATCGACTCCAGGGAATCAGTCGTCACCATATCGGTCATAATCTGCGCGACCGGATACATCTTCACGGTTTGGGCCCGTTATATCCGCCATCTCATCTTTCACCAGCTTGACGTTCGAACCATCCGTGAAGCTGAATCCGCCGGGGAAACAGAGCCTAGGCAAAATCCGAAAATCCTGCGGAAGGAACCAAGTCCGACCATACGATTGAACAGGAAGCACATCCATCAATCTCAGAGAAAGAGCCGATAATGGTATGGACACCAGCGACACAGCCGCGTGACCCCCTTGGTAGATTCCGTAAAACCAATCTCGTCCCCGGCGAATACACGTACACCACGCGCAGCGGCATCGTCAAGAAATACTATGTCAACGATATGAACCAGCTGGCAGACGGATCCACCATCCTGCATATGAGCGCCCAAGGCAAGGTGTTCAGCAGTTTCAAGACCCAGAACCCCATCGAACGCATCCACATCATCGGCAACAGCGATATGGAACAGATGGCCGTCGCGGCATCCGGGGAAACCACATTCGGCGTGATCAACCACAGCAAAGCCGCCCCACCGGATGTGTTCAGCCTCAACCGTGGACACGATTTCGAGCCGGTCAGTTCCAATCTCCCCGACGGCGAGACCGCCTTCGGAGGACATGCCGCACAGATCAGCGGCCGTCCGGACAGGAAAACCTATGACACGTTGAACGCCCAGAAGGCAGAACGAGCCAACCTCGCGGCGTTCGCAGACCTTGACAACCGCGTCTATTCCGCTGACCCCGGCGACTTCGCCGAAGCTGCGGTCCAGGCACGTCATTACTACGAGAAGGAATTCGGGCTCAGCGAATCCCAAGCCCGGGAAATGCCGGTCTACGTGTATGCGGACAAGAATGGCGACGTCACCGTGAAACCCGCATACAAGCCTGAAAGCGTTCCCATGAGCGAACTGGGAATGAAACCAGGAGACCCGGTGCCGGAAGGCTTCCATGTGAACGGGGACAATCTCGTCGCCATGGTGCCCCGGCGAAGCCCCAACACGCATGGAGGCAGCGGCAGCGTCCGTCTCCGCGGCCGGGATCTCACTCGCATGACCAGGGCCATGCAGAAGGATGGTCTCAAGAGCGTCGACTTCACCGTGAGCGGAGGCACCAAGGTATCCGCAAAAAGCGGCAAACCGTTGCAGAACGCCTTGCATTTCCGCGCCGACTACATGAACCCCCACAGTGGAGACGACATCACCGTATGGGGTTCCATCGAAGCGAAACAGTACGGGACGCAGCCGGTCAAGGCACGCAGGGAGTTCACCACCAACGAGGAATTCCAAGACTATACGCGCAAGGTGCAAGCAGTCCGTGAACGGGCGGCCGCACCATACGTGGATCCGCAATCCCCACAGGCAGCCGCGAAACTGCTGCGAGCCAAGTATGGGACGAATCGGTTCTACAGCAGCGACATCCAGATGCGCGACGGCAAAGAGGGAGTGGCCTTTGCCATCAACACTCCCGGCGGACACGCCCGCATGCTGTCCAACGGGAACGGTGTCTGCATCGGCAAGGAGCCGGCCGATGCGGAGGGCTTCGCATCCATGTTCAATAACGGCAAGAGTCCGGCCAATCGGATCACCGCCGACAACGTGAAGGTCTTGTCGGATGGTAATTTCCGCGTCCGGAAGAACGGCCGTGAGTCGTTCTACACTCCATCCATGTCCACTACCCGCGGGACTCGTAGCCGCAACGGAAAACTTTACGGCTACAACGAGGCCGGAGATTTCATGGAATTGCCGAATCGCTGACCCTAGGAAAATGCCGGGTGGTTTTTTACTTCCCGGCATTTTACCTGTTATACTGAATCTGTCCACATAGAAAAAAGTGAAGTCAGGAGACCTAAATCCACCATGCCCATCATCGAATTCGACACGAAGATGCGAGGCTACGATCCTCAACAAGTCAATGATGCCGTAACCAATTTCCAGGACACCATCAACAAGTATGCGCAAGCAAACACTGATCTGAAGAGGACCCTGGATACGGTCAACAACCAGTTCACCCAGGCAAACCAAGACATCGATCAGCTGCAAGCCGAAAACAAGAAGCTCTCCGAACGGATCGAAGAACTCGAAAAGCAGAACGACGATCTGGAAGCAAAAATCAAGAACAAGTACACGAGCGTGGGCGACGATGTGAGGAAACTCCTCGAAGACACCCAGACCGTTTATCATGCTGCGGAAAAGAACGCAGCCGACATCAAGAACAAGGCGCTGCAGGAGGCTGACAGCATTCGCAAGCAGAGCCAGTCCGCCGCGGAGAAGACTATGGTGGACGCGCGGCAGGTCGCCGAAAAGAACGTGAAGGAATCCCAAGCGAAGTCGAAGCAGATCATCGAATCCGCGCAGCAGTCCGCCGCACAGTTGCGTAAGGAAGCCGACTCGTATGCCACTGGACGGCAAAACATCGCGGAGCAGGCCGATGCAAGGGTTCGTGCGATTCTCGGCCGTCTCCAGGAAGCAAGCAAAGTGCTTGACAACGCCTACCAGTCCGGACGCAAGCCTAACGCCACTACAGTCCAGTCAGCTCCGAAGGATGCGCCAACACCGGTCATCGCCGGCCAGGCCACTAATCCGAACGAGGCGGATCTTGAAGACGATAGGACCATCGCCTTCGCTCAAATCCATGCGAAGAACACCGCATCCGCACCCGCGACCCCTGTTGACGCCCAATAAGACCATTCCCGGAACGTGAGAATCTTGATCCTCCAATACGTAATGGTTATGACCGGAGGATATGCCAGTTCATGGCTTATCCTCCATGTCGGCATGCTGTTCGGGCAAGGCGCGAAGAACGCCGCTTCTCTGGACCGAATCAAGGAAGCCCGCTGTTGGAACATCGCATATTATCTGTGCGTCATCCTGACGTTCCTGTGCGTCATTGCCGGATCATTGGGTCTCATGCTCCTGTTCAAGGAGCTGATCATTGACTGAAAAAACATCCCTCAAGCAGTCCCGTAATCCTTTCCTGACCATCGGACGCTATGTCCGGCAGGTAATCGATGAAACCCGTAAGACGGTGACTCCAACCGCCCGCGAATGGATGGCCTGGAGTATTGCCGCATTCGTGTTCGTCATCCTGCTCATGATATTGGTCACGGGCATGGATTTCGGGCTCGGCAAACTCACTCTCATGGTGTTCGGGTGACGGTCACACATCCCGTGACCCTTGCCATGCTGCTATGGATGGGTATCGCCCTGCTCACGTTTCTTCTCATGAGCGTATGGACGGATAATCCACAGCATCGCAGCACCTATCGCCATTGGGCTGTCGCATACCTGACAGCCCTGATCATCTTCATCGCCATCTTCTATTCCGAAGGAACCCTATGGTCGTTCTCATCATCGTTTTGAAAACCATCGTCGCCGTCCTGAGCGTCCTGCTATCCCTGCTGATTCTTCTGCACAAAGGCAAGGGCGGGGGATTGTCCGACATGTTCGGCGGCGGCTTGACCGCAAACGCAGGCACATCCGGGGTCGCGGAGAAGAACCTCAACCGTTGGACGGTCGGCATCGCGATCCTATGGGTTTTGCTGATCGTCTCGATCAGCCTCATCGCAAAAACCATCTGACGAAACAGGAGACCTCATGCTAATTGCCATCATCTGCCTATTTACGGGCTTCACCCTTGGCTTCTTCACCGCAGCCCTATGCCAAGCAGCATCACACTCAGATTCTGACAGAAAGGACAACCAATGAAAAACAACTGGTTCTGCCCCAACTGCGGGCAGCCGATGGAAGCGCAACGCCACGTGGACAATCCCACCGGCCGTATCACATGGACAATCGGCTGCCTCAACCCGAAACACTTCCACACGCGCGGCTACATGAACGCCGCCATCGCCGAAATCCAACTCGAAAAACTCCTCCACCAGTGAAATACGTCAGCATCTTCAGCGGCATTGAAGCCGCCACCGTCGCATGGCATCCACTGGGATGGGAGCCGCTGGCCTTCAGCGAAATCGACCCATTCCCCTCAACCGTCCTGCAACACCATTACCCGGATATCCCGAATCTTGGAGATATCACGAAAATCGATTGGAGCCCGTATGTGGGAGCAGCAGACATTGTTGTCGGAGGTAGCCCCTGTCAAAGCTTCTCTGTCGCAGGCAAGAGGGAAGGACTCGCAGGAGCTTCCGGACTCATGTTCGAATACATTCGAGCGGTACGTGAACTCCGTCCACGTTGGTTTGTCTGGGAGAACGTCCCAGGAGCGTTCACAAGCGAGCGGGGGAGGCTTATCGCCAGCTCCTGTCAGAGATGGATGCGCTCGGGTATGGTCTGGCATGGCGAGTATTGGATGCGCAGTTTTTCGGTGTGGCCCAAAGACGCGAGCGTGTGTTCCTTGTTGGAAGTCTTGGAACCATGCGTTGCGCGGAAGTACTTTTTGAGCGCGAAAGCCTGTCGTGGGATCATCAGTCGAGCCGACAGAAGAGGCAAGCCCTTGCCGAAGAGGCTCAGGGATGCGTTGGAGAAGCAGATCATGATTCTGGCTGCCTGACTCCCGGTGAAACCCAGAGTCGGAGGGTTTATCCGGCTTCCGGCGTGTATCCGACGTTGTCCACGAGAGAAAAGTCAGGGCAAAATCAGGAAAGCGTTTTCACCCAGTTCGGTGATGATGTCGCCGGTACTCTCACCGCACGATACGATAGTTCCCCCTGCGTTGACCGTGGAGCGAACGTCGTCGTTGACGAACGGGATGTGGTAGCAGCCTTGGATTTCAAGCCAGTCGCGTTCCTGTATAACCAAGGTGCGAAGGCCCGGAGTCTAGGGATAAGTGAAATAAGCCCTACGTTAAAAACCGACCATAATCCGGTTGTAGCATTCGCTTCAAATCAGCGTGACGAGGTTCGTGAACTGGAAGTCGCAGGCGCATTGGCCGCGCAGCCTGGCATCAAACAGCAGACGTACATCTGCCGGGCCGATGGTCAGACGAATGCTATGACCAGCGTGGATATGGCTCCCACCTTGACTTCTCACGCGAAGAAGGATCCACCGCTCATCTATCCTGCTGAAGATTCAACCGGGGAAGATGAGCCTGTCACCTCGCAGATTCACGGCGGGAAACCCGGCGGCGGGAAAGGTGCCTTAATCCAACGGGATATGAGCGCCACATTGTCCACTCATAACACCCAGACGCCGATAACAGGCGACCACGAGAAGAGAGATCTCACCGTCCGTCGGCTGACACCACGAGAATGCGAACGCTTGCAAGGCTTCCCCGACGATTACACCGATATCCCATATCGGAACAAGGAACACGCTCCGGACGGTCCCCGTTACAAGGCGTTGGGCAACAGCATGACCGGTACGGCCATGCGATGGATCGGAGAACGCATTCGGACGGTCGAAGAAGCCGCCGAAACAACCGATTAGACAACAGAAACAGGTGGATCGTCGCAGAAGAGGGGGCGACGTTCCTCAAAAAAACAATACAGCGATAGGCCACGATCTTGTTCAGGATTTCCTTTTGTTCGGCGAAATCACCAGAAGCAAGAAGAATCATGGCCGTCGCTCGACTCCGCAAGGAAAATCAAGTGGACAACACCCTCCTAGGAGATCAAGATAGTGGCCTATCGGTGTAAATGTATTCACCGATAGGCCACTATCGTTCGTTCTCGTTCTTACTGCTATAAAAGAGTATGTCCAGTATGTAGTATGACTATAAGCACTGCCCGTCAGCCCTTATAGGAGAAGCGGTTTGAGCAGGTTCGTTACACCGATAGTCCACGGATTCGGCAGTGATATTCCACGGAAACGACACTGATAGGTCACTAAAACAGCAGCGATAGTCCACTATCATTGCATGGATACTCCACGTTGCAAGACCATCGTCAAAGGCGATTGCACCGATAGTCCATCATTGGATGCACCGATAGGCCACTATCCGCGAAAAGTGCCGGATAGTGGCAGTATACAAGGCATGGAACCGTCGGATAAGCAACGCAGTAATACTGCGGAAGAAAGGTTTTTGCATCGATAGCCCATCAACAGAGACAAGAAAACAGCATCGATAGGCCATCAACGAATCGGCGGGATTACACCGATATGCCACTATCCGATGCAACGGGTTCTGCACCGATAGGCCACTACCTCAGAAAAAGATAGAACGTCAGCCCGTTCTCGAAGCCGAAAAGCTCCCATATACAACCAAACTGCACCGATAGGCCACTACGTGTGGGACGAAATCCACGAATCAACTTCAAAAAAATTGGGAAACTGCACCGATAGGCCACGTGTCGATACAGCGATATGCCATCAGCTTCAAAACCGACTGCATTAAGCACTGATCTGCATCAGCGAATAAGGTGGGACGATTGGTGGCCTATCAATGCCAATCGCCCCGTCCCTCGTCCAACGCACGCCGTTCCGCCTTGGGTGGGACGGACGTTGGCGACGGGTGCAGGATGATGCCGTCCCGGGTGGTTTCCACGTTCGCGGCGGGATACACGTCGTGAATCTTCTTCAATGCTTCACGGAACTTGGCTTTGAACACGCGGCGTTCCTTGATGCTGTCGCCGAAACGTCCGTGCAGCCAATCCCAATCCAATGTGAGGTCGTGACGCAGGTTGCGGAATGTTCCGGTCAGCCACACGTACACGTCATAGGGGAGAACGGATTTGCCGGACAGCAGGTAGTTGGTGGCACGAGTGTCAAATGGTGCCGACTCCTGGGCGAGCCTGTCCCATACTTCATCGGTGAGAATAAACTTGGCGCCGCTGAAATCCTGATTATTGTTGTCGTTCAGGAAGCTGACGGCCTTCACCATCTGCATGTTCACGGAGTCGAACCGATCCCGGTTGCCCGCAAACCCGGTTTTCTGCCTGATGCTGATATGACAGTACAGGAGACGGCGCAACTGTTCCTGCAAACGTTTCGATGACTGTCCTCCACGGGGTATGCCGAGCTCTTCGGACAACTGGTACATGCTGGGAATCGTGATGGTGTGCTGCGACGGGTCAACGGTCGGGGTTTTCCTCGTTCCCGCAGAGCGAATCTGCTTTGCCATCCACGCCATCAATAGTCGGGGATATTTCCCGTAGGGGAAGTCCCTTGACCTGGTGAGGCTATCGATACCGGCTTCGAGGATGTATTCGACGGTACTGTTGTCTTTGCTGACGAAGTCGGTGCCTTCCGCCGGGGGAGTGGCGGGGAAAAGGGTGCTGGTGAGGATGCTGTGCCCGTACCAGATTTCCTTACTGTCCGGCAAACGGTTTTCGATGTCTGAGATCGTGGCTACCCGGTCGAGCACGAGGTCGGTTGAATGGGTAGCTGGTTTCGTGTTGTCCGGACTGTTGTTGGTCATGGTTCTATGGTACCGGCAGTTAGTGGAATACAAAAAACGATGTTTGGTGGTGCTTGTCCGGGTTTTTCCCGGTGCGACACGCCGTATATTAAACATATTTTGTTGTTATTAACCGTTGATATTTCAACATTTTGGCTTGTTTATAGGGTTTCTCTTTTTGACAGCATCAAAATACTTGTTATACTGAATGTGTCCACATAGAAATGAAAGAGGTTCAAGGATCCATCAAATCGGATCATTTCTTCGACTTCTCTCAAGACTGCAATCCGACAAAAGCGGATCATCCCGGAGCAAGACCGGGGCAGTCGCGAAGCATCCTGCGTAGGAAGCCAACCACTACACCACGCACGTGATGCGGACGCTTGAAAACCGAAGAGAGACACCAAAAAACATTCTTGTCCAAGGCAACTCTAGCCCGCATGGGCGTGAGGACAAGACCTTGGATCATGCGCCACCCTTGCAAGGTGGCAGCAGTAAAGACATGGGTTGAATGGCTGTTGTTCACGCCGTTCAACCCATATCATTGGGGCTGACAGGCTTTCGATGGCCTGCCGGAAACCATTTGCTACGTGCCGGAGGCCGGCAAGGACAACCGTCATCAACCTTGCCACAAGAATAGACGCCAACACCGTTTCTTCTTCCCGTTTCACCCTCGTAGCGTGAAACCTGACTTTGATTCCATTGCCGATTAACGGGTCAAAGCCGGAAAACTTTGAATCGGACTGGTCGGACAGTCGGACGATGGATTCGCCCGACCAGTACATGAACATCGTCTACAAGCCGTGCGGGTTCGCCGAACGCACCCGTCCACGGATGATCTTCCCCACGCAAGTGGGGATAAACCTACGCACGTGACAGCAAGCAAAGGCTGACAGCAGGCCAGATCCGAGTTCGATTCTCGGCAGCTCCACGACCCTGATCCATCTCCCATGAGCTTGTGCAGACTCACGGTCTGCGGGGACAGATGAATCGGGCACGGTACGCATCGCACCGTGACGGGCAGAAGCGATGCACCGGTGGTGTGGCCCAGCGGCGACGGCAGCAGACTGTAAATCTGCGACAAGGAAACACCGGAGGTTCGAGTCCTCCCGCCACCACTATCCGCCTGGTTGCAAACAGGCGGATTAACAGGTAGCGGCGCCTTCAAGGCCGTGCTGTGGTTTTCGTTTGTACACAGTATCTAAACAACAAACGGATTTTATCCGCTGTCAGGCCAGTCTCATTAGACTGACAGCGAACGGTAAAAGCCGGAATGATACGCAGTCATGAGACGACGCGTTCCGGCCGGCTTCGTAGCTCAAACGGCGGAGCATGCAAGGTTGGTGGTTCGAATCCACCCGGAGCCACGTTTTTGACAGGTCTTACAACCGGAGAGTCGAGGACTGTGAAGAAAAACTGGAAGAGCGTGCAAATCCTAGGTCGCACGCTTGGAAGGGGAGGTTTCGCAGGAGGTTAGGAAAACCGGTGGAGACAGTCTAAACACGCGAAAGAATCAAGATGAAAGCATCGTGGTACTGCTTAAGACGGTGCCAGAATCTGAGGAAATCGCGTTTAATAGGGCACGTACGTAGCTGGTAAGCCACGGAGTCCTGTCAAAAATATCGGATTGTGGCGCAGTTTGGTAGCGCACGTGCTTTGGGAGCATGGGGTCGCAGGTTCGAATCCTGTCAATCCGACTCGGAGGCCAGCCATCCCTCTTTCGGCTGGCGGACAACACGTCACCGCCGTGCGACGTATCCGAAAAAAAGCACGGCCATGCGGATGTGGTGCAGTGGTAGCACGCCTGCTTCCCAAGCAGGAAACCGCGGGTTCGAACCCCGTCATCCGCTCTATCCGGAAAACCAAAACAATGGATCTGATCCAACAATGGGACTCGTAACCGTCCTTTCCATGTGGACGCTTCCGGAGAAAACATGGACGAACAGCCCCGGCATGGGCACGCATCGTCAAGGACGGGAACATGCCATCGCCCCGGTAGCTCAGAGGAAGAGCAGGTGCCTTTTAAGCACTGGGTCCGGATATCGTAATTCCGTCGGGGCACGATGCTTGGTAAATCGCCGAGCATAAGCGCATCAATCTATTATCGGATAGGCTGCGGCAACTTCTTCTTCCGGCCGCGCGCGAAACAAGGGAAGGAAAACACACAGTGCGACGGACCAGGGAAGGGCCTATAACCCAGATCCCATAACAGTCCGTCGTACGGCGCCTCTGTAGCTTAAATGGTAGAGCAACGGTCTGAAGCACCGTGGATGCTGGTTCGATTCCAGACGGAGGCACGAAGCAATCCATCCGATCAATGGACTGCTTTCAGGGAGTGATCGAACAATCGCATCGGAAACGAGACGATAAGATGAGCCGGGCCCGGCAGGGTGGTTTGCGACCGAACCGGCGGCACGTCCAGAGGGGATCTGACATGATCTCGTTTGTCCTCGACGTTGCTGGTAAAACCCAATCCAGTCTCCCGATTCCCCTCCATCTGTCATTCAGGACGGATGGGGAGGACGCTCTTTTTGCAGCTATGGTCTCCGGAGCGACATCAATGAGGACCATGCCGAACACGGCCCGGCACAGGCGTACGTCGTTAAAGGAACGAAATGTGCCATCGCCCTTGTAGCTCAATCGGATTCAGAGCGTTGGTCTACGGAACCAGAGGTTGCGGGTTCGAACCCCGCCGAGGGCACTCGGAGCAGGAAGCTATTCCGCTGCCTATCTTCGGCTTCCTGCTCCTCATGCGTCGGTAGCTTAACGGCAGAGTACCGGTCTCCAAAACCGGTGGGTGTGAGGTCGAGACTCACCCGACGCGCCAGGACGGTATTGTTTGGCTCCTTACTCACTCACGGATTCGTCAAGCCGAATGATACCGTTCCACCCGGTTCCGATCGTCGTTTGAAGGATTTCCTATTCTCTTCGGCTGTTCGACCGGAACCATCGCCCCGTTGGCGGAACTGGTAGACGCATCCGGCTCAAACCCGGATTCCTGACGGAGTGAGGGTTCAACTCCCTCATGGGGCACTATCCGTTGGAACCTTTTCGCACTCGCTTTGAAAAGATTTCAACGGATATTTTTTCCGATTGGCGTGCCTAGGTTCTTTCTTCTTTCATTGACAGGTACGGCATGTTCCAGCTGCCTTGGAGTCGGACAGTGGAAGAAAAAACGACTCCAAATAATCTTGGATGGCCGGTTTGAAAACAGATAACCAATGCGAAATTACTCCTTTGGAAAGGGTTGTCGCTTTTTCTTGAACCACCCGGCCATCCACCATCCGCTTCCGTAGCTCAGTGGAATCAGAGCAGACGGCTTCTAATCGTCCGGTCGTGGGTTCGAATCCCACCGGGAGCACGAGATCCACACGAATACGTCAACCAGTTTGTTCCTTCGTGCGGATTGGTGGAGTAGTGGCAGAGCGGTCGAATGCGACTGTCCCGAAAGCAGCAGGGGCGCAAGCCCCCGGAGGTTCGAATCCTCCCTACTCCGCGAACCCCGCATGGAAATCGTTCCCATGAGGGGTCCATCGAGGCTTGGCCGGTGTGCCCTGCACTAAAACACTGGCATGGATGGTGGGCCGTGCGGCAAAGGCGCAGTCCTGCTAAGACTGTTGGGGCGGAAGTCCCTGGCGAGTTCGACTCTCGCACCATCCGCTAGCCGATCAACAATGTGTTAGGCCACGGGATAGGGCCTGGAATCCAGTCAGCAAAAACGGGTTGGATCGGCATGGCGGAACGCAGTCGGGCATACGTGTCCGATGCGTTCGCGCACATTCCTCCTTGGTGTAACGGCAGCACACGGGTCTTTGGAACCCATAGTCCTGGTTCGAAACCAGGAGGAGGAACATAATCGGCGGTTACGCCAACCGGCTGTTGGCAACGGTCTGCAAAACCGTGAACGGTGGGTTCGACCCCCACAACCGCCTCTCAGCGGCAGCATTCTTCGTTTCGATTTCTTCCTCTACACTCGATTCGATGTTTGTTGTGCCGGACATACAGGGGTTCAGGCGTCACACCCAAGCCGCGAAACGACGCCACGCCCTTGTAGCTCAGTGGATAGAGCGTCCGTCTCCGGAACGGAAGGCCACGAGTCCGATTCTCGTTGAGGGCACGCACGAAAACTCCGCCAATCATAATGCGTGGAGTCCTTCTTCTCTTCTCTCTCACGCCGTCGCGCCTCGTACGGCTCGTGCATCACGAGGCAACGCCCTTGTAGCTCAACGGATAGAGCGCCGGTTTCCTAAACCGGGCGCAGCCGGTCCGACTCCGGCCATGGGCACGATGCCTTGTTAGCTCAGTCGGTTAGAGCGCGGAGCTCATAACTCCATGGTCGTTGGTTCAAGCCCAACACGAGGCACTAGGATACCGTCGTCAACGTCACCGCCTGTTCTCTCGATCCATGGGGAATGGGGATGGAGCGATGGATGGCATTGCAGCTTTTAGTCCTTTCAGCTTAGGCTAAGCCGTTCAGCGTCGGCATCCGATAATCGCATTGCTAGCTCAGTAGGCCAGAACACCCTGCTCATAACGGGGAGGTCGTTGGTTCGATTCCAGCGCAATGCACGAGTGCCGTATTTTGACGGTTCCCGCACTCGGTAAAAACGGAACCGTTGGACAGTCAAGGAGCCTGAAGCCGACCCGGCGGAAGGCTCCTACCCACGGGGACGAATACCGCGCCCCCGTTCGATGCGCGCCGCATCACATGGCTGTAGCGGCGAAAGGGGCATCATGCGAACACGGACCGCGTGATGCGGGCGACGGAGTCCATGGCCGGCCTCCACCCTGACGAATCACGGCTAGGCGAACGCACGGAGTTCATGACCCGTGCGGGGCGTTGGTGTAATGGCAGCACGCCACCCCCTGTGGGTGGAGATCCGGGTTCGAATCCCGTGGCGTCCGCTAGGGAATCCGCTTTCTGATACGGTGTCTGCGGATTCCTGTTTGCGGTGTTAGCACAACGGTCAGTGTCTCAGTCTTCCAAACTGATGATGCGGGTTCGATTCCCGTACACCGCTCGATACGATTCCATGCCCGTTGGGAGTTCCCGGCGGGGAAGCCATGACCATGCGATTCGTGTCCGATGATCCGCGCCTCCGTTTGTTCGACGGACACGCGGATATCGCCGGCGCCCATCATTCCAGGATGATGCGAACAGCCCTCCGTCGGAAGGGCCGGCGCGAATCCGATCTGCCCATCCGCCAAGTGCGGACAGGGTTTCCTGAGTCGTAATCGATTACGCCTCTTGTCAGCCGATCCACATGATGTGGAAACGGTCTCGGTGGAGCATGGGCGTCATAGCCCGTGATCCTCGTCATGCCTCATGCCGTAGTATGCGCGTCCACCGCAAGCATGAGTGCAAGGATCCGGCACGAGTGGCCGGATCGATTGTGGACTGTGCGGATATTGCGACCTCGCAAGGGTGGTATCCGCACATGCTTTCGTAGCCCAACCGGTAGAGGCAACAGTCTAAGGAACTGTCCAGTCCGGGTTCAAACCCCGGCGAAAGCACCAGCGGAAGCAACGGCGTCAACGCCACCCGATCCGGTTCGAACGTCTGACGGAACGGGAACGATGCTACGGTAGGTTCTCTCCATAACTGGGACCCGTAACCGTTGCAGCGCCCACTTCCGCTCATATTCTTGCGGAATATGATGTCAACGCCACCACCCGCCCGCTGCCATATTGGGGCGGAGTGGAACGATGGTCTAGGCGCAGGCCTGCACCTCAGTAGCCTGACAGAACCGCTTCTCCAGCATCGTATCCGCAACATGGCTTCGTCTTCCACCCGATAGGATGCCCTTTTAGGGTGATGCGGGTTCGAATCCCGTCGAAGCACGATGGGTCCAGTGGCCACATGCGAAACGCTGGGTTCCGAATGGGAGCAGTCTGTGGCCGATGGCATGAACCGGTCGCAGGACAAGCATTCCTTTGCTCGCATGGCCCATCCGCCGTTCCTCATGCCGGAACGGTTCCGCCGTCGTAGCTCAGCTGGCAGAGCAGCGCCCTCGTAATGCGCAGGTCACCGGTCCGAATCCGGTCGACGGCTCGCAGGAAGGAAACCTATTTCAGGTTTCCGAGAGATTAAGGAGATTCCTATGACTGCACCTAATAATGTAACTCCCCCTACCCCCCCCCC